ATCCCGCGACAGGGCTTCTATATCGCCGGTAAAGCCGATCACGTTGACCAACACGTGGTCTATGGCGGCTATGTCGGCTAGGTGCTGGTCGCGGCTGTCAGGCTCTAGGCGTAGGTTGCGCAGTCGCTGCGCGCGCCATGTGAGAAGCCCGTTGACGGTGATCGCGCTCTTGGTTGAGCGCTGGCGGGAAAGGTTGAAAGCTTGGATCGGCATTCCCGGATTTTATGGGAACCCGCTAGGGCGCGGTAGCGGTTAGTTTGGTGCTCTTGCTACATAAGGCCGCGCTTTTCTCGCCCATGCTCGGCTTTGCTGCCGTACTGGTCGGAATGGGTATCTACTACGGCCAAGGTAGCCTAAGCCTGTGGCTGGTCATCGCTTCTGTTGGGCCGCGGCACTGGCTTGGCTTGGTTACTAGGCTACTGTGCCTAACTCCGCACATCCCGCCGCACCATCTTCGGCGGGCGTAATCCGACCACATCTTCCTCGCGCACCTGGACAGGCGTTCCGGTGCGCTCTCCTTTTATGCGCACCACCAGATAGCCTTCGTCGCCTTCGGCGCCTGTCACCTCGACGTTGACTGTTCCGGTCCATCCCGCTCCGACTTCCGGCATCAGATCCCCTTGGCGCGCATATAGTTGTTGAGCGGCTTGTTTCGGTCGGCGATGTCGCAGAACTCGGTCGGTGGCGTCACCCGAAATCCAAAGTCCCTGTCCCGACGTCCCGCCTCTCGACATCGAGGGCAGTAGAACGCATTCCGGATAGCCGCGTCGAGACATCCGTGGTCCATGCCGAGACGTCGCCCCAAAGCCACCAGGTTGACGCGGCCGTGATGATTGCAGCCGGTGGCGTAGCAGTGGACCGTCATTTCAAAGCCGGCCGCCAGCATCTTGCCGATCGTGTCGACGGCGAACGGATAGGTCAGTTCGGGCAGTCTGAAACTCATGGCTTACCCTACCACAGGCTGCGCCTCCGTGCACGGCACCACAATGTACTACATTTTCCGTTCACATTTTTGTCACATAACTGGTAGGACCAGATTTACCCTTGCGTTGTATACCACTTACGCTAGTGTCGCCGTGGGCTTCGTAACCCGGATCGCGAATAGACGTACCCATGCGTGAGAGGGACGCACGCACATACGGGCACGTTGAATGGATGCCGACGCTTGGCGGCGTCGCATCAAACCTGGCTTCGGCCGGGGGCGGTGCGCCATGTCCAGGCGAAAGCTAAAAGCCATCGGGAGGTCTTCGCGATCTCTTACGAACCCCCGGCTCGGCGCCAGTGCAGCGCTGAGTGCAAGCACACATGTCGTCCCACTTGCGCAGGCTTTTAGCGCGAAGATCACCCGCGATGGCCACGAGGCCAAGGAAGATAGTTAGAACGAAATGGAAGAGGTGGGTTGTACTGAGGCCGTAGTAACAGCGGCCACTGGTTGGGCGTTCAAAGAGGGTCAGTGTGTAACCCACAAGGACCAGCCGCTCCCGTCCCTTGTGATGATGCGTGTTCGCTCAAGGCGCGGCGCGGAAATCTACGGCGTAAGGTCGTTTGCGTTCACCGACGCGCAACGCGATCGGATTATCTTAGGGGAATGCCTGCGCAACGTCGTGCCCGGCACTGAACCGTGCGACGCATGCTTGCTGTTTAATACGGGTATGTGTCCTGGCACGGCGGAGGCCACCGCCACATAGGCGGCACAGCCTAGACAGCATTACGGCGATAGGGTATGGCTCCGCTATTAAACGGAGCCATATTCATGTCTATGCCTGTTACCGACATTGAGAAGCTGCGGCCCGAGCTGCTTGACCTAAGCGTTGCGGAACTCGAGCGGCGCGCAAATGAGATCCAGTTGGCCATCCGCGCTAAGGCGGAGAAGGAAGAAGCAGAGCGCCGCGCTGCAGTTGTGGCCGAGGCCGCTACGCACGTTGAGACCGTTGTTACCGGCTTGAAGTGGCTGCATGACAATGGATTCCTGTCCGGCAAGGTCACGGAGTCGTTTACGCGGGCTGACGGCCAGTTCAACCCGGCAACCTACCTGCGAGCGCCGCGGGCTGACGACGTGCGCCAGGCGCGGGTTGCGAGTGGTGATGCGCCGAAGCGCAGGCGCCGTGTACGGGACGCCAATGGCAACCTGGTGCCCAGCAAAGCGGCCAAGGCGGCGGGCGAGTTATAAAAAGAAAAGGGCGCCACGAGGCGCGTAGGTCACCTAGCATGGCCTCCAATTGGCTTATGGCCCACGCTATGTCCATCGCTGCAACGGCTGTCTTTCCCTCCTTGCTGGTAAGGAGCATTCCTCCACCAATGAGATTGACGCCATCGTCCACCATCTTGCTCCCGTTCTGATCTCTCGCTCCGGGGCTCCGAATGTATGCTGCCATTTTGCTCCCCCAACTGCGCACTGCGGATGGGAGCATTTCGCCATCAACGCGCAACCAGTCTTCAAGCAGTTTGGCGTCGTATTCGGCTTGCTTTATGCGCTCGGCAAGGATGGAGTGGGCGATTAGAGAAATGTCTTTGTTAATATCCTTCTTCCTCTAGGTCGTCCACACCCAGCGTCTCAAGGTCAAACAGCAAGGCCTTCGCCTGCCTCATGATGTCGTCTGGAATCATCTCAGTCACGTTTCAAATTCCTCTTGTTAGCGTCCGCAACCTCGGGCTACCCGCCCTCCACACCACCCGCCTCGCCACGTTATGCGTGTTCATGCCGGCCAGCAGACCAATGCAGCGCCGGCAGGTTGGCTTGGGCGCCGTTGCGGCGCCGCGCTTGCCGCAGATTGAACCGCGGCCCGGTACAGCTGATTGTGCGTGGATGACGGGGGTCACGCCGCCACGCCGTTAATCTCGGCACCGGTAAGCGTATACCCCACCAGGTCAACGAAACTGTCGCGGTGGTCGGGAGTTTCGCACAGACGAGCCTCCTTCATCAGGCGCATCAGGGGCGACACGTCAGCCGCTGTGATTTCCACATCGCGACCAGTGTTTTCAAAGTATGCCTGCCAAAAGCGGGCAATGCGTTCAAAATTGTCTTCAGGTTTGCCGTAGGCGGAGCGGCGAGCGCCGGTCACAATGCGCTTGGCCTCGTCGGCAATCGTCGCCTTGACATCGGGCGCCGGCTGGCCGAGTACGCGGTCACAGAAGGAATCAGGAACGGTTGCGGTCGGTGCGGTTGCCGTGGGCATGAACGTGTCCTCGTTCGGGTGGTCGACTGACTGGTTTCCCCAAGGTGTGTAGATGGTGGCGGTCATTGGATTGCGTCCACCTGTTTGTCGGCCCAAAGTTCCGCGACATCGGCAATCCGCTCGATCGCGATCATGAGCTGGTTCATCCGCTCTTCCATGTCGTCGTTGCGGTTTCTTGCATCCTTGGCACGCTGGCTCTTCGCGCAGCAGGCGCTCTGCACGCAGCCGTTTGCGCTCATCATATTTCTGCTTGGGTGTCATCAAACCTCCTCCCTCTTTCGCGGCGCACCTTCGCGCAGCGGCCCTTCCGGACCACCCACCTTGTAACCATTGGGATCAGCCGCGATCTGCCGCGCCCAAGCCAGGGGATCCTTCACGAGCGGCCTAAACCTCTTGGCTGCGTACGGCGCATCCGACAGGCCCCAAGCTTCGCCGAACTTGCTGTCAATGCCCTCAAGTTTGACGCCCAAGTACGAGCCGAACACATAATGCGAGGCCATGCCCACCCACCTGACGGTATATGTCTCGCCTTCCGTGATGTTGGCGTCCTTGACGGTTGCGCCGTTCTCAAGCGGCACCTTGTCGTCCACGCAGATGACCTGCGCGCCGGGATATAGGTCGTGGCGGGATTCTTGGTTCATGCTGACAAGTCCAACTTGCGGCCAAGCTTGTTTGCTACGATGCCCTTAAGGGAATCAATCGTATCGATAAGCCACTCCTCTATTTCGTCTTCAGTAATATCTCTTTCAGAGTTGGCTAATTCATATGATGCAAGCAACATCATGCAAAAATGCGCCAGACCGACCGTATCGCTATCAGTTATAATCTTCACGCCGCTACCCCCATCTTTTCAGCCCTCGCGCGCTCATCTTGCAGTTGGTTGAACGTGTGGAGGAAGTGCAGTTCTGCGACGTCTGGAGACCAGTACTTCAGTTGGATGCCGAGTGGGTTGGTGTAGTTTGGATCCACCTCGTGCATGTTCTGCTGCATCTCGTCGGCGATGATGCGGCTGTCCGCCTCGTGAACGGCAATGGGCAGTCCGCCATCAGCAAGGCCAAATGCTGGCGCAACTGCCAAATCCCAAATGCGCTCCTCGGTTTCCTTGATGATTGGCGCTTTGACCTTGGACGGGCGCGCCGTATCGCCGAAGCCAGATAGGGTTTCTGGCGCGTCGTGTAGAAGCCCGGCTAGAGCGACGATCGGATGAAAGCCACGCGCGGTCAGCCACTGCGCGATATGCACCGAATGCTCTGCGGTTGAATAGAAGCGACGGCACGCACCAGTGTACCGGCACGACATCGCTAGGCTGTGCGCAATGTGGTTGATGTCGACGTCTTCAGGTCGCGGGTCGAACGGCCAGAACCTGCCGGTCAGCGTCGATATGTAGTGGCCGACTCGCTCATTGCCGTTGCGCTCCGTTGCGGGTGCCGCAACCTGGCGCATGTTGTCGTTGGCGGCTGGCGGGCAGACGCACAAGTCGCTGCCGTAGTTGCACAGCAACTCCCCAAACGTCTCGGCCGCCTGCGTGTCGTCCGGACAGCCCTCCACGTACATGCGCGCAACGCGGTCCCACTGTTTGGTTTGCGCGGTCATGCCACCTACTGCAACTCCTTCTGCGGTGCCGATGAACCGGCAGTGCTTCGCGCCGAACTCAGCGCTGCTTTTCGGGTAGCCGTCACGGACAAGCGTGTCCTCAAGAGCTTCGTCCGCCATGGGACGATAAGGCTTGGGGAATCCGAAGCGCCAGCCGCTTGGCGGGTCGTATAGCAGCATCACAAAACCTCCTGAAAAATCCAGTTGCACATGCCAAGCACAATGAGGGCGCCAAACAGCCATAGCGCGATGGCTTCGATGTGGGTCATTGGCTAAGCGCATCCAGACGCGTCCGCGGCGCGCTCTAGCCTGGCGGCGCGGCGCTCTTTGTCCTCGGCTTTTTTAATGCAATCTGCAGCTTGATCTCGATAGCACTGCGCCAGTGCCCGGTTGTCTTTTGCCTCAATGCGCAGTTCCTTTGCGTCCCCGTCACTCACGCCGCAGCCCTCCATTCGCTGTTGTCGTTTGCGGACTGCAACTTGGCAGCGCCCGCGACCATCTCCGGCCGAAGCGTCAGTCGGATAACCTCGCCGCCGGTCTTCGAATAGGTGATTACCTTTGCCGAGCGCCCGCCCGGCCACCCGCCACCAGCATTGAACGCGTCCTTGGCGGCAAGCGTCTCGTGCTGCTCAACGTACATAAGGCGCGTCTTCTTGCCTTCGTCGCTGTGGCGGTGCCCGACATGCACGTACGCGGTAGAGCTGCGGCCGTACATCTCACGGAAGATTGCCGCCACAACGGCGTCAACGTCCTTCACGCCACGCTTGTGACCGTGATGATAGGCCAGCATCGTTCCGCCCCATTCGTAGGCGTAGTACAGCGACGGGCTGTTATCGACAGTGATGCGCGGTTCGTTTTCGTACATGGCCGCCAGCATCTCACGCAGCCATGCGCTCGAGGCCGGGTCGTGGTTGCCGGCCGCCATGACGATGTGGACGTGCTGATGCTTGCGCAAGAGCATGTCTATGACGCGGCGCGTGGTGCGGATGACCACCCGGATAATCTTCTGCAGGCGGCTGTCCGCATCGAGCACGTGCTTGTGAGCGGGCGTCACGGATTCCAGCGCGTCGTGATGCATGAAGTCGCCGAGCTGAGCGAAAACGGCGGTGTGGGCGGGCGGCGCCAACTCGATCGCCACGGAAAACCAGTCAAGCAGCAGTTGCTCGGCAATCCGCAGGTCGTAGGACGCCCCGGTCTCTTCATGCCAGGCAAGCATCCCGAAGTGGCTATCTGTAATCACGAACTGGTTGAGAAGGTCTTCCCGTACGTGCGCAGGCGCCGGAGAGGCGGGCAGACGAGGCAACTCCTCCTTCAAGGCGTCCGCGACCGCCCGCATTGCAGCAAGCTGCTGTTCCTTGGACGGCTCGCTGATACGCCATCCGCCGATGCGGCGTCCCTCGCCGTCCGTGTAGGCCGAATCTCGCTTGAGCGTGAAGCCCTCCGGGATTTCATGGACATCGCCGGCCGCCTTGACCTGCTTCACCCACTTGCCGTCGACCGTCTTGCTGGCGACGCTCTTGATGGCAAAACCCGGCATGACCGGATCCAATGAGAGCATTCCGCGCTCGGCAGCAACTGCCATGCGGCGGCGTACCGTGCTTTCGTTCACGCCAAGCTCTGCGGCGGCCGAAACGTTGTCTTTGTGGCGGGCGCGCACTTCAACGGTGCGGGCAATATCGTAGTCTGAAACGGGTGGGGTCAATGTGCGGATTCCGCGTTTATGATGCTGCCGGCTACAACATGCGCCAGCCCGGAAATTAACAGCGGGATGCCCAGCAGAGGCTGGTCCATAATGATTGCGCCTGACCCGGCACACAGACCATATCCGGCAACTAATAGTGCGATTTTCATCATAGCTTCCTACTACTCCGGCTTGCCTGGATCGACGACGGGCGTGGCGATAAGCTCGCACGCGAAAACGTCATGCGCCCTGCGGCATTCGTAGAGGGCTTCCGCGTTGCCAGGGTCGAAGAACCACACAATCACCCCTGCGATTATCACCGAAAGAACGAGCCCAGTACCAAAGCCGGATAGCCAGCAATCTCCTGCCGAGAGTTCAGGCTTTGTCGTATTACCAACGTGCCTATCCATAGGCCTCACCCTCCAAGCTGAAATTGCGGCCTATCGGCCTGCTTAGCCGAGTCCGCCGTTACGGGCGGCTCGCCCTCGTAAGCGACGCCACCTTCGCCATCCACCTTGGCGCCAACGCCGCCCTCGCCGTCCATTGCGCCCTGCAACGCGTTGGCCTGGCTCGTGGAGTACGGCAGGCGGTAACACTGAGGCTCCCCGTTGCCGTCATCCAGCATGGCGTAGATAGCACCAGCACTATATGCGTCCGGCACGTCAATGCGCGCGCCGAGCACTGTGTAGCTGCCAGCGGCTGGAAGCCACGGCGCGCAGTTGCCAAGCGGCAGGACTGCGGCCGGCAACGATGCGAACACAGCAAGCGCGAACACTGCTGCGGCTATTGCCCGATGCGAGAGGAGCGCTAGCGCAGCGAACAGGATGACGTAGGCGGCCCATGTGGAGGCGGCTAGGATCATGATAGTACCCACCGAAAGAGGCCACCCGCAAAGCCTCCCCAAAAACAGCCGACCAAGAAGACGGCAATATAAATCAGCGTCTGCCGGTCACTCATCGTCATTCCCATGAAGCCAGTAGCAAAGCGCAATCATGCCTGCGCTGATGCCGGTCGCAGACATGAACAGCAGCACCGTGAACAGGTCAGGATGCGCCCACATGAATTCGTGCAGGGCGGCGCTCATTTGTCGCGTTCCGCAAGCATGGCGTCGGCGATGGAATAGGCGCGAGACGCTATCCATTCCGCTTCAAACACATCGGGGTTGCTGTCGTAAGCCGCTACGGTTGGAAGTGCCTGCCCCGCGAACCAATCGCGCAGCGCCATGCCGTTCTGCCAATGCTCTGGGTTGCCTGTATAGACAGGGTGCGCCGGCCCACCGTCATTCTTCGCCATTGCCGCCTCCAGCGATATCAACCGCAATCATAAGCGCCACTGCCAGTGCAACCGCGATAGCGGCGAGGGCCATGCCTTCGGGCGTAAACCAGGTCACGACGTCACCCCATCCTTGGACCGGACCCGATAGGCCGTGATGTCTGTTTCCTCGCACTGGTGCGACCCAGTCGAGGAACTGCGCTTCGGCTTCCTTCAGCAGGCCGTCGCCATAGGCCACCTCGACCGTCGTGCCCGGCTCCACGGGGCACTTGCCGCCGTGCCATTCTTGCCAGCCTGCGGCGCGGTAGGCATCAAGGGCCGCAGCAAGTGCTATTTCCAGGCCGTGGCCAAACATCACGCGGCCTCCCGCTTGTCTGTTGCTGCTAGCAAGCAGCCAATGGCGCTAGATGCGAACCAAATAACCATGCCGGCAAGCCACTGCGGCCCGCGCCACGTCACCAGTCCAAACGGCCTCACCGAAATTATTGCCAATACCTGCGGCTGCCAGCGCATTAACTGCCGCAGGCACGAACAAGAACCACCGAACAGGGAACATCATCACACGTCCTCCTTCTCCTCGTCGAGCACGTCGGCGATTTCGTTGAAGATGCGGGCTGCCTCGCGAAGGGATTGCGCATCGGCCGTCGCATCGAAGCGGACGCGCTTCTTGCCCCAAGGCACTCCTCCGACACTGATTTCAACACCGTTGTAATTGCCATCAACAATCTCGCGGCGAGTTACGGTGCGGACGGGGGATGCGGGCGGCGTGACTGTCGCCGTGACAAGTTCGATTTCGTCCTCGTGGAAGAACCATCCGGAATCTGTATCGATCTCATAGCCGCTTATTCTGACGACTTGCACGACGTGTCCGATTGGCACCTTGTGCCACGAACCGCCATAGCGCTCGCCGTCCTTGACGACCCGCACCCTATCCCCAACCTTGAACTTGCTCATTTCGTAGCGCTCCTCAAAGGCTTGTAAACACGGTTCATCGAACCAGGCACAACATTGCCGGACGCATCCAACCGGAACCGCACAACGGTACGCTCTTGCGCTTGGCGAATGGTCATGGTCTCGCGCACAAGAAGCGCACTGCCGTTGCCATCCGCGCGTCTTATCTCGACTTCGACAGGCAATTCCTGTGCGACCGAATAGCCGTGGATGTTCACCACGTACTCGCCGGCGGGCAGGCCGCGGCTGAACGCATCTTCCCGATTGAATGGGCCGTCATCGCCGCTTAGGCCAAGGTCATCACGCAGCAAGTTGAACACCCTGCCGGCGCGGTTGCTATATCCGACCGCCTTCTGCTCGCCAGGTGCCAGTACCCATACATCCACGTCATAAGGGCCTTCCGGCCATGCGATGCTTACGGCGAGGTTGCCGGGTGGCGGCGCGTCATGCGCATTGGTCGGCGTGGGGTTGATCCACGGAATGATGATGATCAACACCAGAAGGCAGAACGCAAGCGCGTTCAAAAACAGGTCGCGGGCGGCGATGTTGATCATGTTGCGTCCTCGATGGACGTGACCCAATACTTCCATGCCCTCAGCGGCATTGCCGCGCGCATGGCCTGCTCAGCCGCGTGGTTCCAGTCACGGGCCGGTACAGTGAGAACTACGTCGCGCGTCGCCACGTCGAGTTCATTGGTGGTCAAGTAGGGGTGTCTTCCGTCAAGGTGAACAGATACCCTGAATGGGCGTGTCTGGCGTCGGAACCACATCACACCTCTCCCGTGTCCTTAACCAGCCCGTCAGTAGCCGTACCGATAAGCAGCGCATTGACTTCAATCCACGCGCCGGTAACGATACCCACCGCGGTTGTCACAAGCGCCACGCCATAACCTTCGAAGGCCATGGCAATCGCTGCGGCAAGATTGTCCGCGCCGCCAAGGCTCCCCTTGAGGGATAATGCCATCTGGATAAGGCCGACCACAGTCCCGAACATACCCAGCATCGCCAGCCACTTCGCGATTTCGCTCAAGTGGTTGTTCTGCGCCGGCGCCTTAGCGGCAATCCTGCGGCGCATCCGCAGTGGCATTGCGGGGATCGCGCCAACCTTCATGGCCCGCCAAAACGACGCCGCGATACCAAGGCCGAACAGCGCCAGGATAGCATAAGAAATGCCGGACGTGTCCGCCGCAAGGGCGGCCTGCGGATACCCCAGCAGCCAAGCCCACACAACGAACGCGGCGGCCGTGATATTGAAGATGATAAGGCGCGGGAGGAGGGTCATTGTTAGGCCGCCCTCCCCAACATCTGGCAGGCGACCTTTCCCGGTACGGCAAATCCAAGTCCGCCGGCGGGCGCGTTATAGCCAAGAGTGCCGACCGTAATGCCGACAACGTAGCCTTCGCGATTGTAGACCCCGCCGCCGCTCATGCCGCCGATGGTGGTCATGTCGGTAAGAAACACGGCCTCCCAATCTGGCGCCATCTTGCGAGACTTACCCGACACATAGCCGTGCATGGTGACGAATTCGATGCCGGCCGGATTGCCCGCAGCCTTGACTTCATCACCCTCGTGCGGCTCTACGCACGCAAGCCGCGCTTCCTTGAAGCGTCGGCTGTTGGTGGGACGAATGGCGGCCAAGTCATAAGCCGCGTTCGTCCACAGCACGGTCGCCGTCTGAATGTCTCCAGCATCGGACTTGACGCGCACTTCCTTCGCACCGTCGACGACATGCGCTGCCGTAAGGATGATGCCATTGCCGATGTAGACGCCGGAGCCGACTGACTGCTTAGTCTGACCGCCCACCTTAACGTCGCGCTCAATCCGCACGTCCGCCCCCGCCCGGCTACTCCCGGTCTCGATCGGATCAACCCCGGAGCACGCGCTAAGCGCAGTCCCAAGCATAAGGGTGGCGGCAAGCAATGCGCGCATGTTGGTCTCCCAATGGGGTTTGAGTGAGTCTTTCTCCTTGGTGTTACGTTAGGCGTTTTCGCCTAGGTTGTCAATTCGATTTAGGCGGTTTCGCCTTAAAACAAAAAAAGACCCCGCTGCCGGTCAGGGCAACGGGGTCGGGTGGAAAGAGATAGGTGATTGAAAAGTCAGGTGCGCCGCGGCGGCGCCTCGTAAAGTCGGTCCAGTCGTTCGTTTACACCATCAAGGCGGGAGTCGAGCCGGGAACCGACGCCTTCGATCGCCTTCATGAGTTGGGCTGTCTGCTCCTGCATGCCGGTCTTGGTCGTGTAGGTCTCGGCCACGTGCGTCTTGTAGGCGGCAAGGTCGGTTTGGGCCTTTTCACCCTTGCCGCCTGCCTCCTTGATCAATCCCCACATGCGCCAGAAGGCGCCGGAAATCGCCCCGAAGACCAAAAGCCCGAAGGCGACGGCGCCCATGATTTCGGCGCCGCTCACTTTTGTCCCCAAATGTTCTTGGCGGTGTGTCCGCCCAAATACAGAGCCAGATAGGCGCCGGTCAGATTGAAAAGATCGCCCGTGCTCGCGACAGGAATGGCCGTGCCAAAAGCCGCATTGGTGATATGGACGACCACCAACTGCCACACCCACAGGAATCCGAGAAGCCACATCCACACCGGACGCCAGGCCCACGTCCAGAGCGGGCCTTTGTCCATTTCGGCCATCTGCAGTTCGTTGGCTGCCCGCTGCTGCTCGACATGCGCCAGTACCAGTTCAGCAACTTCCGGCTCGGCCGCAACAATCGCGGCCTGCACCACCTCGCGCGGCTGGTCGGGGATCTTGCTAGCCGGAACGCCGAGCTTGCCGGCGATCACGTCGACGACACTTCCGGCGAGTTTGCCGCCAGCGTCACCCAATTTGTCGCCCAACACCTTCTTGACGAAAGGCGCCGCGACTTCGCCGGCCAGGTCCAACAGGATGCTGGTCAGGATCATTTGGCTGTCCTTTCGATGAACCTGCGGAGCCACGCCACCAGCAAGTCGACGAGATACTGCAGGGCAGGCGTTTTGGTGGGGGTGGGCTGTGCAGGAGCGGCGGGCGGGACCGGCACTGTTGCCGAACCGTAATCGGCCTCTTTGAGCGAAGCCAGAAACTTTCCGGCATAGTCGGCGATCAGAGATGCCCTATCCGTACCGTTGACGACGCGGCGCGCACCCTTGAAATCCATCAGCGGGTCGACGTAGTCGCCGAGCTTTTTGCCAGTGAACGTGCCCAGCAGCATGCCGTCAATAAGGATCGGCACGGCATATTTCAGCGTGGCGGCCAATTCCGGCTTGGCGACGATGTCCACACCCAGCCGCTTCGACCAATCGGTATAATTGCGCCTGCCAGTAATCTGCACCAGGCCCCTGCCCTTGAACCGCTTACCGTCACCGGCTTGCGTATTGCCCAAATCCTTGCGCCCCTCGTAGGCGGCGCCAGACGCATATTCGGTCAGGGTGCGAAAACGATCGCTCTCATGGAACGCGGTCGCCAGAATGTAGGCGGCGCGCTTGATGGAGACCGAGCGCGCCTGCAGACCGTCAATGACCGCCTCAATCCGCTGGACTTGATCCCCGGTCAACGATGTGACCAGTTTGCCGCTACGGATGGCGGCGAAGAATTTGGCCCTATCCATGCGCGGCCTCGCTCGCGGCGCGGTGACGCGCCACGTCAAACGTGATTTTCATTTGAGATTTGCCTACGTTAGCGCGCCAGATTGCCCGCGCATTGATCTTCGGAGTTGTACTTTCGAGGCAGGTTGCCTATTGTCGCCGCTTCTTTCCAAGGGAGAGGTCTGGAATGAACGTCGTCAACAAAATCATGCCGCAGAACGCCGCCAAGCCCGGCGACCGCGACCTACTCAAGGCCCGCGACGATACTTTCAAGATTGAGCTCGCCGCCGTTAAGGAGCTTCGCAAACACATCGACGGTTATTTGCCGCCGAACTATCGTTCCCGAAAGATGATCGATCATCTTGAGGGCTTTGCGAAAAGCGGGGGCTACAATACCGACCCGCAATACTACAATTTCCGCTATGCCTGCGAGGAAACCCGCCTCCAGAGCAATCGCGTCTTTTCGTGGGTGCTGGCAGACCACTCCCCGGCGCAGACCGTCGATATGGCGGGCAGCCTGTTCAGCGGCATCCTGAAAGCCAAGGCCGGCGCATCGGTTCACCTCAACGGAGAGGATGACGCGGCGGTTTCCAAAAACCTATGGGAGAATGCCATCGACGGCGCCCATCGGCACATCGAGGCTTACGGCTATTGGAAATGCCCCGTGCTCGCGCCTGCCCCTTTGGTTGCCAGCCTCAAATCCAAGGTCGATAAGCAGCTTGCGCAGAACCAGGAGGCGGTTGACGCCACGATCGCCGGCAAGGAAGGCGCCGCGCTCGCCCATTGGGTCAACACCAATCAAGCCTGCACCTTTGAGGAGATGTACCAGCTCGCCGCCGATCCGTTCATCTACTCCGTTGCGCAGAAGTACCTTGGGCTCCCGCCGATCTTCAACACGCCCGTCGCGGTGCTGTCCGGTCCGGTGAAGACCAAGCACGAGAAGCAAATGAACGGCACCGGCCAGCGCTACCACTACGACATGCACCGGCTGAAGTTCGTCAAGATGTTCATCTACCTGACCGATGTGGATCAAGGCTCCGGCCCGCATACCATGGTGAAGGGCACCCACAAGCGCCGGCCCGACCCGCTGTGGATCGACGATCGCTACTCCGACGCCCAGATGCGCGAGTTCGGCGTCATGGACAACGAGGTCAACATCACAGGCCCGGCCGGCACGGTGTTCTTTGTGGATACGTCCGCCTATCACAAGGGCGCGCATCCCGAAAACCGCTATCGGATCATGGCGCAGGTACAGTTCACCAACTCGCTGTTCGGCAAGCCCATAAAGCAGATCGAGCACAAGGTTGAGTTGGCGCAGACCCGTACGAGCGGCACGCTTGAGAAAACGACCGCCCTTGTCCGCAAGTATGCGGCAATGCGCGGAGCCAGGTTCATGCAGAACTATATCTGAGCGATGCCGGTCTACCTGATCTCCTACGAGCTGAAGCAGGACCGCAAAGCCTATGCCGCCTTCTACGACAAATTAAAAGGCATGGCTTGCCGGTCACCGATGACAGGGGCTCAGTATGTCGAGACCGACAGAACAGCCCCGCAACTGTTCATGGACCTGTCCAGCCTCATAGAGGGCGATGACCGGCTCCTGATCGTCGAGATCACCAAGGGTGCCGACTGGTTTTCCTACGGCACCCCGAATGACCATTGGCTGCGGGAGCGTGTCCCGCAGCGGTAGGCGGCACTATGCGCGCCACCTACCTATTGCCATCAGGCTGGCCCCGCCACCCACCGCGACAGGCGGAGCCACAGTCAAATCCCACATTTGGATCGTGGCGCTTGCCGCACTCCCGTTCGTCGCACCAATGGCACGTGCCGCAGATGTGGATGTGGGCTGACCCGTAACAAACGTCGTGGACGCTGCATGAAAGGTTGCCGGGAACGTCCACGTTGTGCCGCCCGACAGCAAGGCAGCACCGCGTAACCAGCACTGCAGTGTACCGTCAGGATGCTTTACCCACTCGCCATTGGCGTTCGATCCGCGGCGGCCAGGGTGCGAGAGAGGAACGCGACTGAAGTCAAAGTTTCCGACCCACTCAACTTGCCCAGCCGAATCCAGCGCCGAAACAATAAAGTTCGCGACATCCTCAATCAGGCATGCCTCGATCAGCGCTGTAGACGAATTTGCCAACTGGACGTGAGAGGCAACGCTAGCGTTATCTCTGGCCCGCACACCCTTCAGGATCAGGTGGGAAGTATCCTCCATTCGAATTGTACGAATATTGGACAATGTGCCGCCAGCTCGGCCAACGAATGGCAGTTCACCGCCGACAACCTCCACGATGCTATCGCCACTCGCCAAGATGGCGAAGCGGCCGGTGTAGCGGATTCCGCTTAGATCAATGCCGTATACATCGGCATTGAGCACCCTAATGCCGTTAAAGGAGGACGCGAATGCGGCTCGCAGTTTGGATACCCGCGCACGTCGGTCCAGTGTGATCGCCGCACCACTCGCAACGGTGGACATAGCCGGCGACACTCTGAGTTGCGTGGCGCCCAAGCAGTGCATGTCCGCTGCGATGACGCGTTCGGTCCCGATAAGAACAGGATCGCCACGATGAACGTTGGTGGCCAGCGGAGTAGCCAGGGAAATTGTTCCAGACCCCAACGTGAAATCGGCACTCGAGTTGCCAAGCGACACCGTTCCGCCAGTCACTTCAACAGCGCGGGAGTTGGTGCTGCCCCAACCATAAGCATAAGCAGACGCATTACCACTGTTCTGCTCGTTACGCCTGTCGCTGCTGATAAGGTCCCACTCGACGTCAGACGAGAAATTATTCACCACGGCGCCATCACCGCCAACTGTGCCGGTGAATTTGCCGCGGCAATACTCGATTTCCAGTGCCTTGTGGGCGCCAACCGAAATCAGGCCGGGGAACCTAACCTGCCCAAAGACGCGGTCGAGGAACACTGTCTGCGGAAGTGTAGGGTCTTGGCTGGCATGGTAATAGCACTGCGCGTTCTCAATGGTCACATCCATTGGCAATTGGCGTTGCCTGAACTTACGTGTACCAGGCTCAAAGTCGCCATTCGCCTTGGACGTACCCATTCCCTTGACGTAAAACATCTCTTCGCCAGAGGTGACGGCAAGCACGTCGCGCGCTACTGGACCGATGATGTGAATTGCCTTGCCCACATACTCCTTTTGACTTGCAACGGTGTATTGGTTTATCACATCGCCACAAGAAACAGACCCAAGCGCTCCGCCAAACGTTGTGCCGTTGAGACCGAACGTTTTGACACCACGGACTTGCACATGACCACCCGACGCGATGTCAAATGGGATGTCCATCTTGTGGCCATCCGCATTGTCAATCGGTGTGATGAAGTCGATTTGGTTCTTAATGAAGTGGTAGGACTCGACAATGGTGGCCATCGTCTTGTCACCCGTCGATGCGTCACCAAAGCGCACGTTCGCCGTCGCCCCCGTGCCGCCACCTGGCGTATGGTCGAAGACGGGCGCCTCGGTAAGGCCCTCACCCCAATCCTCCACGTCATAACTTACGACTGCGCCGCCACTGACGATCGCCTTGACAACAGGCGTCACAGTGACTCCACCACCGCCGCCAGTCACGGTCACATAGAAGTCTGAGGCATAGCCGGTACCACCAGTAGCCACAGTGGCGCCAGCGAACTTGATCGACGTGGCATCGTAGTACGCCTGCCAGTGACACAGGATCAGGTGCGAAGATGAAACGTTCGTCCGACCAAAGACACCTATTTCGAAGTGCGAGTACTCGATTCCACCCATAGCCGTAACAAGGATGGATCCAATCGAGCGCTGCGTGATAACTCCACTGGCGTTCCGTTGCAGTGCGGCGCGATTAAATTTCGCGCGCACATGAAGGCCGGAAACGACCTGCTGTTGCTCCGGTGTGTAAAAGTTGTTGATGCGGTACGCCGAGCCCAAATCGCCTTGGCCGGTTTCCTTAAGCGTCGTCGAGGAAAACTGACCAACGATCAGAAAACCATGATCACCGGGCACCCCTAGCCCCGCGCTGGCCGTCTTGCATGACAGGCCGGATTGCGCGACATCCAATCCCGCAACCGAAACTTTGGCAAAGTTCGCCCAAAGGGTGACACCAAAGTCAGTTTCCGCCAGCCAGCGGGCCGTTTGCGCTAGTTCGGTGAACCAATAGTAGCCACCGTCCTTAAACCACAGCGGTCTATCAACAGATGCGGCGTAGGCATCGGCCAGCACGATAAGGGAACGCCAATCGGTTCCGCCAGTTCTGACCCATCCGTACTCACTAATAAGCGTGCCGGTCGCATCGCGAATCTGCTGCTCTTCGTACGTCATGTCGGCAATAACACCGAAATGCTGAACGAAGATATTGCCTAGCGGCAAAAGCCCCGGAAGGTCAGGAATAGCCGTCGCGCCAGCAGACCCGATGTAGGACAAATCCCCGGCGCGATAGACGCGACCGTGCGTCGGGACAAACCCACCAGACACACGCGAAACTAGTGCCGCGCGGTTGATGGCATCAAAAATCGGCTCTGCGATATCCTCTGGATCGTAAACCGACGTCAGCATGTCGCCGGTACCAGGCCCAGAAGGACCAGCGGGGCCGCGGACGTCGGTAGCTTCCGCGATAGTGTCGACGTAGCCACCGGGTCCTATGTACTTGCCGATATTGCCAGGTTTGGCACCCTCTCCGCCTGCCCAATCGACAAGACGTCGTACGCGCCTTGAAGGGCTAACAGAGGAGTCAATTTCGACTGCCTCTACAGGCGACCATCCGTGAAGATGCGTCAGCAATCGGAACGTGGCACCAGACTTGTATCCAGCCACGATCATCCCAGCGGAGAGACCCCCGGCTGCAATATCTTGTCCCGTCGTGGTCTTGATCGCAAGTGCGGTGTCGCCGTTGAAGCTAACCGTCACGGGCGAGCCGGTATTCGCCTCAAATATGTTAAGCGCAATCAGGGCATAACCGTCAGCGGCAGGCACTGGAATGCTTGTCGTCGCCTGAATGGCGTTTGGCGTGCCAGCGCCGTTATCAGACGCCTTGATATAGCTGTAGGGGAGGTCTGCTATACGCGCCCAGGATCCAGTTCCGGACGCACCAATCTTTCTATAAACACCATTGTCGCCGGGGGTCGAATCCAGAACGACCCATGCCATGGTATTTGCCGCATGGTCTAGATTGATGTCAGCTGTTTCCTTGGACGGAAACACCACAGCGCCGGCAAAAGCGCCGGCAGCCACGCCTTCAATCCACGTGCCCCACTCGCGGATATCGCGCTTACGCGGCTCATTCGCTCCTGTCGACGGAACGCCATCCGTAACAAAGTCACGCCAAATAGTCTCGGCAAGCTGCACCATCTCTGGTTCGCTCCAAAAATGCTAGAATTCAGGGATGGCGGCAGAGCCGCGGCTACGTCACTGTGACCGCGCCGGTAGCCACTTTGGCCGCTTCGATGCCGGACCCATTGCGGGCCGCTAGCCAGTAGTAGTAGGTGCCTGCGGAAAGCGCGCTATCGGTGTAAGCGTCAGAGTTCGAAGCTGGTCCGTATTCGGTGTGCACCAAGACAGCAGTGCCGACATTGTTCACCGTGTTACGATAGATGTTGACGGCAACAAAGTTGGCACTGTTTGGCGCTCGCCAGGAAAGGTCCACTTCGCCTACGCCGCCCGTCCCCAGAACGTCACTTACGGGTCCTGGTGCGGTAGTATCAGCAACAACGCTTACCGTTTCGCTCGGCGTCCAGTCACCAACGCGGCCGGTCACGGTTATGTGCCGAACCTGCGCCTCATAATCTTCGCCGTCCTCAAGGGCGCCAGTCTGCGCACTTGTGGAATCATCGTCTACGGCAACGACCTGCCAAGACGCTGCGCCTACTTTTCGATAGCGCCCCTCAATTATCAACGACGGGGATGGCGGCTCATCAAATGATATAACGCCGAAAGGAACGAGTTGGCTTCCGATTTGGATTCGATCAACAACGAACGCAAAGTTCTGCGGCAGTGGGATAGTCCGGTCAACAACAACGTCTTCCGAAATAGGCTCCGTGCCCTCTTCGGTCGCGGCATCCCATTCGTAAGCCTCCGCAGGCATAGTGTAGCCCGTCAGTGTCACGCCCAGCAGAATGCCGCCCTCGCCGATGTTGAAGCGGAAGTCGATGATCTCAAAGACATCGTCGATGCCGAACAGCGGATATTCGATGCGCACAAACCGCTTGCCGAAGGCCGCCAGCGCCTTGAGATTACACTGGAACGTTCCGACCCACTTGGGCGTGGCGCGATACGCCTCGAGCTTCATGAGGCGCCGGGCTTGCCCATGCGACGGCGACATGTTGAATGACTTGTCGGCCGCAATCTCCCCGCGCGCCGAAATGTCGTCTTCATCCACCCACGGGTCAGCATCCGTCGCCTGGTAGTCGTGCGTGGGCGATAGGTACGTGGCTCGGATGGTATTCGCGGTGCTTTGGATATCGCGTCCGCGCGAAAGCTCGGAAAAGCCGACAATCGAGTCAGCGTCGATCGTGACAGACGGTTCTTCCCATGTTCCGATATCGAGCGTTATGCCGCCATCGGGCGTCGGAACAACGCGACCGTCACAGCACGCCAGCATGCGGCCAAGAACATCGGCGGGGCGCTCATCAAAGGCGTAACTGCCCCACAGGCGGTAAGCATCCTCTGTGCCGCCTGCCTTCTTTTCCACGGCCACTGCAGCACGCTCATAAGCCGCCAGCCAACCGGCCGCAGCCTGCGTGGTCGTAAACAGCGATGCGGGCAGACGCATGCCGTCCGCATGTGTCATGTAATCGCGGATGACCGCGGCGCCGTTGTCGCTCCAGACCGTGGTTCCGGTTGACGGATTGAACACGCGCGAGCCGCGCGCCACGACACGGTATTGCGTATTCGCCAAGTTAGGAAAAAAGTCGTTGATATCCTCGGGGTCAGCGCCTAACTGCGTGATGAACAGAGAGGATACGCCATTGCCCTTGTGCGTGGAGTCCCACTCCGGGAACGCAGCAGTCAGGTCGCTGTAGTGCGTTTGGCTGGCCGCCCCAAGTCGATGCTGCAAGCGAACGCGTGAGTCGCCATCATTCTCGTAAGGATCGCTTGTGACCCAGCCGCTGCCGTCGATTGTGGCTATATTGTCGTCAATCCAGAACTCTTCGATTGCATCCAGAAGTCCCGTGCCGAGCGCGATGACCTTATACAGGGTGCTGCTCTTGGTTTCGGCAAACACCCACGGTCCGCTAGTCTTGACGCGACCATAGTGCCGCTGCCGAGGTGCGGTAGGGTTCTTGACCGACGTCTGCACGTCTTCCGGCTTCGGTTGCTTCGGCTGGAACAGGCCGGCCGACAACAGCGATATGCCTACCGAAACAGCAGCGCCAATAAGGCCAGTACCGAACGTTCCCAGCACCGCCGTAAGACCGGCACCAAGCGCACCGGCTTGCGCCGAGATCACCAGGAAGGTGATGGCTTCAATAACACCGGGCATTTCGTGACCTTATTCTAGGCGCGTGCCGTAACGGCCCCGCAGGGGACGGACCAAGCCTTCCAAACCGCATCCAGCGGTGCGCCAATCAGCCCGCCCGCGTTACGCGAGAACCACACGGCGCCAGCATGTATGCCAATGCACAAATCCTGCTTATGCAGCACAAGGCCAACATCGCCTGGCTGCGGCTCCTCCGTCCGGCGCAATCCGCAGGCGCGCATAACGCGATTAACCGTGACCGCTATGCGCAAGCCATCCCAATCCGCGTTGGTGCCCTCAAGCACAAAGCCATACCGATCAAACGGCGCGTAACCCAACACGGCGGTCATCCACCGATTGGCCGTTGCTCCACAGTTCGTGTCGTGCCAGTCAAACGGCTTCTTGGATTCTGCCGCGATGAATTCCGCCAGCGCTGTCACAACTAAAAATCCGGATACCTGATGACCTTGGACAGCAGCGACGCAACGAAACCGAAGAACTTGTCGCCCGGCGAGCGCGCTTGCTGGTCCCTGTCCGTATTTCGCCCATGCGGTGGGCGTGAACGGCCATAGAATACATTCTCTGCTGTAATCGTGACGGTCTGCGTAGCGCCCTCCGCGCCTTCCATCGGTGTTCGCGAGATGACGGGGGGCTGCGTGAAACCGCGAAACAGTGGTATCGGCGATCCCACGGGCTGCCACTCGTTGTTGAACAACTGCAGGCCTATTGTGACAATCCGCTGATCAACTTCCTCTGTGTCGGCAAGCGCCTTGGCCAGAAAGTCCAGCGGCATGTCCGGCAAGCCATCCAACGTCATAGTGACGACTTCGGAAAGCGTTCCTGCTGCGAGCCCGAGGCCATCGATGCGACCGTAGCCGCGCATGGGCTTGTACGTATTGCCGCCAACTATAAGGTCAGTATTGCCGTTCCATGCCCACTCCGTGGAACTCGCAAATTCGAATTTGCATACAAGGTCGCAGCGAACGGTCGTGGCCGACAACAGCGACAACTGGTCGGCAGTAAAAAATTCGGCCATTATACCGCCTTAAGGGGCGCTAGCGCCGTTATAAATCCTCGATGAAGTTCACTGTCGGATTAGCGAACTTGCGCCCGCGCAACTCGAGGTCCATTTCCCCGTCCGTCGCCAATCTGCAACGCAGCACAGGGTTATCAAACTCCAGTTGTTCGCCCGCTGTCACAGCCTCCCGCAGCGGTGGCCGAAACGTTAGCGCGCCCGTATCGGCATCGAATGTCCTGACGCGATACAGTCGCCCGTCGCCGATGCTAAAGTGCTGGCCGGCCTGTATCTCGCCCGCGTAGTTGACTGCCACAGTCATACTGACGGCACGCAGTGGGGCATCCGCCGCCGCGACCACGTCAATGACCTGGCCAACATAGCCCGTGCCGTCGCTGTGTGGTGCGTCGTCGCTATGCGGGATTGGCTCGTAAAGGCCTTCCTTCACAGCGCCGTCCGGCACGGGCTGGAACATTCGGCACAACGGCACAATTATGGGATTAAGGCGTCCCTCCAAGAGGTTCGCGATGGCGCGGAACGCTAGGACATGTTGTTTGTTCTTAATCAGAACGCCACCTAGTGTCGCCTTCCAAATCCCCGCATCAGATGAAACGACCTGTCCGAAGCCTGAAACGGATGCCGGACCGGCAAGTGAACGTGGGGCAATATCGAACGAAACCGAGGTCGGCCGAAGGACCGCCATGGGCCACATAATGGTCATTGCTGGTCCTTCGGCTTACAATTGCCGGGTCTGTGCCCGCGCCATCTTGCCGCCCATAGTGCGGTCAAGTTGCTTGTCATACTGCGCGATGCCTGCGCGTGTCGTTTGTGCCGCCGTGCGTTGGCTTACCGACTCCACGAACGGCATAAGATTGCCATTGCCATCTGCGGAAACGCCCACGGTCACATGCACGGCCTGCTGTCCGCCACCGGCCACAGGAACGCGCGGCGTCGGCACATAGGCCGGGACCGGGGAGACGCCCACGGCACCGCCGTCCATATAGCCGCGCTTGCGCAGCCGCTCGACAGCAGCAACACCGCCAGATCGTCGAACATCGTCCTGGCTAAAGACGACTTCGCCTTTGTGGACGATGCCAGCGGGTTTGCGCTTTGGACCGGCGCCCGTGTATCCGCCGTTGTCGAAGCCGAAAAGCGACAGCAATCCGCCAAGAAGGCCGCCACCTCCCCCACCAAGCAAGCCTCCAAGACCGCCGGCGCCTTGCGGCATCGTCAGCAGTTGCTGCGCGATTTGCAGGACGATTTGCAGCAGCTCCTCGCCCTCGAGTTTGCCGTCCGCCAATGCGTTGGCTATGCCGTTCAAGGCGCCGGAAGCGATATTGCCAAGTTGCTGATATGCCGCTTCTTGCTGCTTTACTGCCGCCGCGTGGGCCTCCGCCGCTTGCTTCGCGGTCTCGCTCTGCTGGCCGATGTGCTTCAGGGCATCTGCAGGCACCTGAAATGCATCCGCCGACCTGCGCGCCACGACGTCCGCAGCGTTGACCCAGTCCTCTTGGACTTTGTTGGACGCATTCCCGGAAAGCATCTGCAGTTGCATGATGCCCTCTTGGAAGCGCACCAGGCCGGTAGCAAAACCAACATGGCCGCCCACCTGGCCAGCGCCAAGACCACGATCCTGCACCAGCACGTCACCGCGCTGGATTTGCGACGGGTCGACCTTGTTGCCCCAGTTCAAAAAGTCGGTCGCGACGTTGCTGCCGCTGCCCTGAATGCCCACTTGGGCCAGGGCGCTGTTGACGAATGCCGCGCACCACGCGGTCGTTGCTGCGTTCAGGTCGACGCCGCCAGCCTTAAGGAAGGCGTTGATGTCACCTGTGTTCCGCCCCTCATGCTTATTGAGAAGTAGGGCCGCAGCATCCACCGCCGTCGCAGACTGTGTAGCGATGGCAGCGGTAAGCCGTTCCGCAGCCTCCTTCGCCGTACGTTCCGCCAGGCGAGTTGCCGCGGAGTCTGCCGCTGATGCGCGTGGCGCCGGACCGTCGGCGAAATAGGGATCAATCCTGTGTTCTGGCGTGGGAGCTGTGTTTGGTAGATGTAGAAAACCAGGCTGGTACCGCGGCCGGCCGCCCGTAGATGACCGGATCGTCTGGTCAGCAATGGCGTTATTCAGTCGCTCGGCGGCGGGGGCGGCTTCCTTGAGCAGTTCAGTAAACGCGGCAAGATTGCCGGCTACGGCGGCGGCTAGGGTATTGCCGTATTGGTCTGTTGCCTGCGTGAGTAATTTGGTCAGTCGCGCCAGTTCGTCTGTCGGCGCCTGGCCATCCACAAGCTTTTGCTCAACGTCCGCAAAAGCCGACTGCAATTCACGAATTTGGTCGTGCGAAGCGCCGAGTTCCATAAGGCGCTGGGTAACGTCCGCAATACCGATCGAGATTTCCGGCAGTTGATCCCGCAACGGACCAAGAATGTTGTCGCGCGCGCCCGTAAGCGCTCCGAGGCGCTCGTTCCGGATTGCAATCTCATCGAGTTGTTTAAGATACTCAACAAGAACCGCGGGCGCACCCTCCCACTCCTTCAGCGCGTCTCGAATGGCAGTCCGGTGCTCCTCCAGCACCTTGTTAGCCTCGTCGCCCCCGCTTTCCGTGCTGGTGAAGTAATCAATGGCCGCCGCCGTAAGACCGCCGATTGCCAAAGTCGCGAGACCGACCGGGTTGAGGAGACTGCCAATTGCGCCCCCAAGCGCGCCGAAGACCGCTCGACGGCTACCGAGTCCGTTGAGCACCTGAGTAATCTGACCGGCCTGCTGCGCAAAGGCGCGCATTGGCGAAGTGCCGCCACTTATCTGCGTTACAAGGTCGTTCAGCTGAAACGATAGGTTTGTGGCCGCCGCCCGCTGCTGATTGAGCGATAGCGTTACCTGGCCACTCGTGCGCGCAAAGCCGCTCGCGACGTTTGTATTGGCCGCCCTATACCCGCCTTCAATTTGCTTCGCGCTGCGCTCGGCGGCCTTTGCAATAGCCGCAGCCTGTTTCTCAACTTTCGCCTGGCTAAGTTCCACCTGCACAAGCAGGCGTGCCAAGTCTTCCGACGTTGCAGCCATAATATTCCTGTGCTATGTAGGCAGGTTAAAGGAGGATGACTTATGCTTAAGGCGCTGGTTGCCGCGACATGCGTTATGGTTGTATGCGCAAGCGGAACATATCTTTACGGCGAGTTTTCGCGGCGACCGCCTATGCAGACGGCCGCGAGTAACGCTCCCATTGAGAAATTCGTCACAAAATTGATGGGCGACTAAAACCCCTCAATGCCGTATTTGGCCAATTCATCATCACCCATGGGCGGAGGCGTAGCCTCCTCGACCTTGTGCGCTTCGCGATAGCCCTCGACAGCGCAAGCAAATTCCCAAGTGGTCATTTCGTCCACCTGTGCGGGAGCGTAGCCAAGAACCGCACCAGCGCCATAGTACGTAGACCAGCGCGTGCGGCCATTCTTTAGCGGGGGTCGGCCTTCGCCTCCCCCGCCTCGGCTTCCCCCGGCTGATCTTCTCCGTCCCAAAGCAGAAAGCGCCGGAGAATATCCGCGGCCACGACCGCAAGGGTGTAGGAACTGGCGACGTCAAACGCCTTCTCGACCGTCGCCTGCGCTTCTTTCTCGGTCATTCCGCCACCAACCAGGCCGACACGAAGGGTAGCGACGACATCGTCGATTTTCCATCCGCCGGCCAAAAGGCGCATCATCACGACCGAGCATCCGGCATCGCACTTCTGCTCGAGTGCGCGAAGCTCACCAATACCGAGGCGAAAGGGGTGTTCACCTCCCGCCCATACTATCTCCTCTGCATGGCGCATTAGCTAGCTGCCGTCCTGGTCGGGAGGCCGTCGAACTCGATCGAGATTTCAGCCTGGATCTTCTGGCCGCGCTCTACCGTGTTGTTCAACTGGACCAAGTATGCCGGGCCGGTCTCATATTCAGTTGTGCCATTGGGCGCGTTGACGTGCTGCACGCGGACGTTCTTGGTCTGGCCGGAGTACCACCAGTCCATGGCGTTGCCGTGACTTTCGGACGCCCATACACCGCTGCCGGAAATGGTCACTTCGGACGACTCGACAGCGCGTTCGATTTGTGCCGGCTTGTCTTCTTCGTCGCATTCAGGGACGGGAGTTGTGGTCATGTTGTGCTGACGATTGACGCCGCGGGACGTCAGGCCGCACCACTTGCTGTAAACGCCGGAGCCTGCGGTCCACTCGACCTCGACCACCAGTTTGGAAAACGTACCAGTTGAGGCATATGCCATCGTAATGTAGCCTTTCGGGCAATAAAAGCCGCGCGAAGCGGCTACAATGATTTCTTGTTTGCCCTCAGCAGGAGGGCGGCTTGTGCCTTGTTTAGTGGCGCAACCTCAGCGGCAGCACCCTTCGAAACACAGTAGTCAACGAACGCGCGTGGCCACCTTTGTGGCCCGCCCGGCTTCGCATTGAATGAGAATTTGGAGTTGGGACGTCGCCAGCTGCATTCCTTGTGCACCAGCATCCACGCCACTAAGTCACCTCAACGTGAGCCGTCACCTGTACAACGCCGCGCCACGTAACGCCGTCAGGATCGCGGAAAACACGTGTAAGGAACACGCGTGTTTCAACCATTGCGTTGTCGGTTAGTTCAAGCTCGCGCTCATGCAGCGCCTTGCGAACCAACTCCACGAGGTTCTTGCACTCGAGCGAGTTGTCTTTGCGCGACCAGATGTCCAACTGCTGCGTGATCTCAAGCCCGTCGATGCAGTCCGCGCCGTCGTCCGCCGCATCCACTGGGCCGAAAGAGATATACGGAAACACCGCGCCCGCTGGCACTTTGTCGAACACGCGGCTTGTGATGGCGGCTATCCCGGCGTCAGCCTTCAGCGCGCTGTAGTACAGCCGGTGCAGTTCTTCGCCGATCAGCACGACTAACCTCCATCTGGCATAGCGGCGACTTCCTTGAGCGCCTTACGGGTGGCAGTCATGATGCGGCGACGCGTTCGTGCGCGCAGGGAGCGGTAGGAGGGGAAGAAAAACGGTTGGGCCGACATCTTGACGGTGCCGAACTCTGTCCATCGGGCGTAATACGCCTTGGCATTGCCGGCATAGATGGTCAGGCGCACATTGCCAGGCCGTGGTTCGCTTTGGGCTATCACCACCGCGCCCTTTGGCGCTTCACCCCACGTCCATGCTATGCTGTCCCGTAAATCCCCATCGTCAACCGGCACAAGCCGCTTCATCATGGCGACGATCTCGTCGGCAGACTTTTCCATGGCCTCACGGCCGCGCTTTTCCACCAACGCAGGAAGTGCCGCCAGTTTGCGCTTGAGGCCGCCAATACCCTTGACCGCCATCAGCCCGCCACCCCACTCACCGCCAGCATCTCGAAAAAGCCGCGGTTTTCACTCACCCGCGGCAGCTCCTTGATCTGGAACACCGTGCCAGTTCGCAAATCCACCGCCCTCCACTCACCGGCAATCTGGCGAGTATCGTTGCAGGCACGCACCGTGATGATGACTGGCGCGATTTGCTCCAGTCTACTGGAAAGCACGGTCTCGCCGCCCCGCAGATATTTTACGGAAGCAGCGATCTCAAACTGCGGCGCGTGTCCCTGCGTCAGTGTGCCGGCGCCGTTGTCGATCTCGTAGGGCGCCTGGAATTGCAATCGCATGTCAAGGCGCCCGGCCAGCATTAGAGAGTAACCCCCGGAGCCTGGATGTCGATCGTCAGCACACTCGTCGACTTCGCCAGTCCGATCAGCACGACATTGTCGCCAGTCAGCACGTCAGCCAGCGGCGCAATGCCTCCCGGCGTCGGAGACAGGTAATACGCAGTGCCCGCCGTCAGGGTGGCACCAATGGTGATATCCCCGCCCTTCTGGATAGCTAAAGGCTGGCCGTTGGACGCGCCGTTCAGCGCAATGCCCAGCGGCACCTTGGATTCGGCGGTAGCGCCATCCGCATCGGCGAGCGCATAGCGCCCGGTAGTCGAGTTCTTGTAGACCACCTGGCCGGCAGTAATCGTAGCTCCGGCCGTGCCGTGCTCAATCTGCGCGCCAGTGGAAACCACGACGTTCGCCGCGGTAATGCTCAAGTCAGCTATGGCAGCCTCCTATGGATAATATCGATGGTTGCAAAGCAGCGCATCGAGCGTTGTCCAACTGGCCAACTCGGCGCTTTCTCGGTTCAAATATGCCTCGCTAATCCAGAGAAGCATCGCGTGCTTAACAGATGACGGACATGTCGCAAAACCAGCCTGTACAACGATGGCGATCAATGACTGAGGCTGTGTCGCCGGCCAATTCTGGCCATATTTCAGGACGATGGAATCGCCCCGCAATTCATATACGGTATCCGCCAGCGTCTGCGTCGCACCCGCCGTATCGACATACGAAATGGACGTCACAGAGTTGACGGGGGCAACTGGCAAATAGCAAAAGTCGGCAAAAGACGTGCACTCTGCTTCAATCGTGCGCGACGCGAACTTGGCGGAGCAATAACCTTCGACATGACTGCGTGCGGCAGAAATAAGCAATCGCAGATAAGCGTCGTCATCGACGAAATCCGTTGCGCGCGCCTGCATCTTTGCTTCCTGCAAAGAAACAGGCTCACTGCCCGGCTCTACCGTCTCAGTCGGCTGATACCACATTCTTGCCTCGCTTGCCGCGAATGGATGACATTGCGCGCCGCTCTGGAGATGGGGCAGTTATGGCCCGCTCAATCTTTGTATTGGTTGTCACCGGTACGGCATAGCCCGCAGAAATAAGGCGCAAGGCCTCATCCTGCGGGAAGTCGCGCTCGTCGTTCGGACCAAGTGAATACTGGTTGCCCGACAAGCCGACGAGCATACGGACAAGCACTTTTACGCCGCAGCCTTGAGAACGATGAAGTTGATGACCAGCACGTTATTGCCAGCGGCTGCGGCATCAAGATTCGTTAGGCGAAGCTTAAAACTGCCCGCAGCTACGGCCGACACATCCACAGCAAAGGTCCCTGCCGAGGTGTGCGTCTTGATGCAGGCAACCACTACGTCGGTTGCGGCAACTTTCGAATTGGTCACCGTAAATTCAGCCTCAGCACCGGCCGCAACCGTCTGACTGACAGTCGTGATGACGCCGGAATAAGCGTTACAGGTGACGCCAGTGGTGATGCTCGTGATCTGAGTGACGGCTGTCTGGCCGCCAACCACGTCGATGCTATCGCTATTGCGATAGCCAGTTTGATTGTAGCTCATAGCCACCTCCAAAGGTTTGGAGGGGCGCTCGCAAGAGCGCCCCGTTATGACTAGGCCTGCACCAGGTGCTTGACCGCCGCAGTGTCAGAAAGTTCGCCGTCGAAGTAGATCAGACCGGCAATGCCAAGGTCCGGCCAGAAACGCTCACGCAGAACGCCAATCATCGGAGATCCGACCTTGCGGACGAAGTACTTACCGAAATCGCCGAACAGCATCGTTTTGTTGCCGGTCGCGAGGTTTGCCATCGCCTGGTTGATCGAGTAGCGGTAGCCGAGGATATTGCCAGGAACGCCGTTCTGCACGTCGCCCATGGTCCAGATGTAGCGGCCGTCGCCGTCCTTCAGCTTGCGGAGAGCCGCAAGGGTAAGGTCGTTGAACATGAAACGCACCTTCGGCGACTGGCGGTAAGCCGGGTCGACCGAGTGAACCAGGTCGATGATCTCATCGTACGTCACAGCCGCCACCGCGGCGGCCGTCTTGCCCAGCGCCGAAGCCGTTACAATGCCATTCGGGTCGCCAGTGCCGTCCGCAGTCGTCAATTCGCTGTTCGCGATACGACCGAGACGTTCACCAAGCAGCTCGCCAAGCAGCGACTCCATGTTGAAGATCGAGTCACGGGCCAGCTCGAGCGAGAAACGCACGAATTCGGTGTCGTAGCCGTAAGAGTCAAGCGACTTCTGACCGAAGGTGGCATCCTTGCCGCCATCATCAGTGAGGGCCGTACCTTCGCCCAGCTTCTTCTCGGCCGTCACAGCCGTGTCGTCGATCGTCGGGATTTTGATCGAGTTGCCCTGCGAAGTCGTGATGACCGTGCAGATATCCTCGTCATACATGGGTCCCCAAGCCTTCATCGACTTGACGAGCATGTTGGCGAGTTCAACCGGCACAGTGAAACCACCAGCGGTCGTGGTGCCCACCGTCTGTACACGCTTTTCCTTGTCAGGATTGACGGCACCAGCCTTCAGAATTCCGCGCTCTTCGGGCGACAGTTCGTCGAAGGACGCGCCCCCAGCGAGAAACTTGTAGAACACCTCGCGATACTCTGGCTTGTCGCCATCATGCTGGCCGCGGACTTCGCCGTCATCGCTACCGGGACGCTTCGCCTTGCGCTCTTCATCGGCAGCCGCAGCAATGCGCGCCTCGGCAGCGGCAACGCGCTGCTCACGGGCAATGGTGGCCTCGATCTTGTCGAAGTCAGCCATAATGGCGTCATGGCGGGCATCGAGTTCCGCGGCGCGGGATTCGTCGGTGTTCTTCTTGATTTCGGCCAGCGCCTCGCGAGCCTGCGTGACGAGTACGCCGCGCCTTTCGTTCAACTCTTTCAGAGTCATAGTAGTTCCTTTTAGGCAATAAAAAGCCCGCATCAGCGAGCTACTTTGGGGTTGAATGGCAGGCTCTTCGCCGTGCCCTCCGGCATTGCCGGGTGACTACGGGTTATCCCTGCCGGATACCCCGAATTCTTTGTTCCTGCGCCGCTTGGCGCTCGGCAATTCGACGCCTGGCTGCCGCGGCGTCTGCCTCCTTCTTCGCTCGCTCCGCCGCCAGCCTCTCGGCTTCCGAGCGCGCATCCTCAAGCGAGCGTGCTGCTAGTGTCGTGTCCGGATAGGCGGGGCTGGCTGTAGCGGTAACCTCGTACAACTCGGCCTCGATGATAGTCCTGTGCGGCAAATCGCCTGACTCATCCCACTCCTGTTTAGTGGCGCGGAAGGCGAAACTCATGCCGGCGACATCGCCGCGCTCGACCAGAGTCCAAAGATCGTTGCCGTCCGACGTGTCGGGAACATCGATCTCAAACTTGAGGCCGTGGTCATCTTCAGAGAGGCGCAAGGTCCTGGATTTAGTGCGGCCAAGCACCCGCCCCATGTCGTGATCGTAAAGTGCAAGGATATCGCCACCGATTGCCTTGCTAAAGGCGCCAGGCGCTATGCGCTCGACAAAATAGTCGCCAATCGTTGTGTCGCTATTCCAAACGGCAGCATACCCCAAAAGAGTACGCTTACCATCTGCGGCGCGGGTCTCAACGCCTAGGCTTCCGCCGCGTTTTTCAATGTTCGTCATGCGGCTTCTTCCGCCTCGTCTTCATCATTGTCGTTGGCCGCTACTGCCGGCGCGGCGGGCGTGACTGGCTGACTTCCCAGCGGGATTGTTGCGCCCTGAATGTAGAGTTTGTCGCCCTCTGGCATGGCAGGGCGATTGTCCAGCGCGCGACCCTCGTTGGGCGTCAACAGGCCGTTCTGTACCGCCTGACCCATGCCGTCCATTCGCGTCTTGAAGTCGCCGCGCAAGAGTCCATCAAGGTTGTGCTCAACGTATCGTCCGTTATTGCCGCGCCCGAACATCTTCAGGTTCAGTTCGCCCTCAAGCGCCTCTGCCCATTGCCCGATAAGGTGCTTGACGAGGTGCAAATCTTGCTGTTCCGCGTTCGTGAACGTCGCGCGGGATAAGTCTTGCAAAAAGATTGGCGGCAATTGGTATGCCCTGGCAATTTCCTCGACCTGAAAACGCCGGGCCTCAATCATCTGACCCTTGGCGGGATCAAGTCCGACCGGGTTCAGTTTGTAACCTGCCGGAATGGGGAATACAGGTTCATTCGCCTGCTTTGCGGCGTCCACGGATCGCTTGATATCGGCCTGCGCCCGCTTTATAGCCGCGTCTCCGGCAGGTAACGGTCCTTCAAGTGAAAGCGGCGGGACGCCTCCTCCCGCAAAGAAGTTACTGCCGTAGTCGTTCATTGCTAGCGCGAGTTGGATTGCCTTTGCGGCCATCGCAATAGGGCCATAGTGCCCCAGCCCATCCGCTTTCAGCATGAAGGGCACATCGATTACGTCGGCGGCAGGATATTCCTTCGCCTGCCCTCTCTTTGTGTCGTTGTATTGATAAACAGTCCTGCCGCCGACACGCTTGACTACGGTCTTGGTCGGATCCATCTGCCACAGTGCCTCGACACCCTGCGGGGTGCGCTCAATCCAGGCCAGCCCACGGCCGCCCGTAAAAACCTGCTGCCAAAAATACTGCCAGAACTTGAAGGCGTTGATTTCGTCGTTAGGTGCATCGTGGATTACCGTCTCAAGCTTACCGCCGAGGCGCTTCGGCCCCTCTTTCGTGGTCCGGTAGGCGTGTCTCGGCAAAGCGGCAAGCGTCCGCGAAAGGAACGCAACAGCAGCCCACACCGCAGGGACAGCCAACGCTCGATCAATGGTGACATTCGGCAAATTTGCCGCCTGCACTCCAAAGAACGCCAAGAAGCTTTCGGAGCTTACGGGCACTGTCGGGTTTTCGATCGAATTGCGCTGCTCTGGTGCCGTTTGGCGGCGGAATCTGTCAAAAAGTGCCATTTATGCCGCCTCTAACGGGAAATTTAGAAAGCAATGCCCGGCACCGAAGGCAGCAATGGCCGCCTTGTCTCGTACTTTCGCTGCTTCCTCTGCTGTATCAAACCGACCAAGGTTGTGTTCACGCCCAGCAATCTTTATTCTGGCGCCCCACTTATTTCTGTCCGAATGATAACTGACACCGCAAAAGCCAGACTTATTGTTCTTTCGCACGCCAACCGAGTGCTGCGCCGCGCGATTTTGCCTGACTGCATCCTCTGTACGGCGGCGACCCTTATTCGCGATGGATGACCTGCGCTTTCTCTCCGCGCTTGCCGGACTAAGTTTAATCCCCGTCTTGGCAATCGACATCTTGGCCTTCGTCGCATCTGTGTGCTTAAGGCCAACACAGCCCTCGCCACCATCAGTCATGTTGGCAAGAATGCCGGTCCCGATATTGCGGCGACCGAACAGCTTTATGTAGGCGCGCTCCAACATAAAGGCGTCGGCCTCAGTTAAACCGTCGTGCCACCGCACTATCCTCGGCTCGCCACCTTCGCGGCGTATCTTAGCAACCGTTCTCATAAACATTGAGTTACGACTACCGCCCGCTAGTCTGGCGTCTCGGTCCCCAGCTCCCTTGCCAATGTAAAATGGTGACCCGCAGGGTTTTAACCACGCGTAAACGTAGAAGTCGTTCATGCGATCACCGAATAGGTTGGATCGTCCCACGGAGAAGGAGCGGGGGTTGCGTCAATGTGCGTTCCGGCAACCGACGTCGCCATAGTCAGCGCCACAGCTCCGTCGATGCGTCCGCGCGCCTTCGACTTGTCCAGTTTCTTGTTGCCGGCCGGGTCCGGCTTCACCACGGCGTTGGAAATGCACATGTTCAAGACCGGATGGTCGGCATGCGCCAACCTCTTATTCAGGACCAACGTCGCCAAATCCCGCAACGCTGGCGACATCGATCGGTATCCCTGCCCGAACGGCACGAAGAGCGCGTCATCGTTCTTCTCGTCGCACTGGTCTTCGGAAAATCCAGCCTTCAACAGCCACGGCTTCAGGTGCCGCCAGTTCCACATATCGAAGGCGATCTTCTGAATGTTCAGCGTCTGCGACAAATTCCACAAATGCGCAGCGATGAACTCGTAATCGACCGTCGGTCCTGGCGTCGTCTGCAGAAACACGTCTCCATTGTCGTTGGGCTTCGCCCAAATATCGTAAGGGACGCGGTCAGCCCTTGCTCGCTCGCGCAGACTATCGCCAGGCAACCAGAACGTTGGCTTTACGTGCCATATGGTGCCGGCGCCCGTCGCTAGAGGCGCCATAAGCACCAAGGCTGTAAGGTCGTCGACCTCGGAGAGATCGAGTCCGCCAAATACAGGCAGATCACCAAAATCCTGAACAGGGCCATCGCACGCCTTCCATGTGCTTGGCGCAAACAGTGGCGCCGATGCGTCGATGCGCTGATTCAGGAACAGCCAGCGGAAACTGGCTTCCTCTGTTGGCATACGCGAAGCTATCGCCGCCGAGTCCCGCACGTCGCTAAGCGAACGGAAGACACCCAGCGCCGGATTGGCCGCGGCCCAAGCATTCGGATCCTGCATGTCGCAGTCTTCCGGCGCCGTGTAGACGTGGCTTACGATGCGCGGGTCTTTCGACGTCTCGGCGTCGTCTATCCAGCGCGAGAATAGGTCGTTATCGGTGGCCGCCTGCGTCGAGATGGCGAATAGCATCGCCTTCCCCTCATACGCACCCTGAGACGTTATGATCGCCTCTACAAAAGCGTCGTTCGGTCCCTTTACCTGCCCGACTTCATCCAGAATTGCGAGGATGGGCGAGCCGCCATGCGCCCCGGCCGCCTCAGCGGATATCGCCTCATACTCGACGTTTCGTGCGAGGCCGATGATCTTCTTGCCAGAAGGAACCACTCGCGCCAATTTGCTCAGCGCCGGGGACATCCAGACCATCTTGGAGGCGTAGTTGAAAACCTCCGCAGCCTGCTTTCGAGTGCGCGCGCCGCTGGTAATGCGGCTGTTCTGGTATGCCTCCGGCCCGACAATGTGGGCCAGCAAAAGACAGGCAATCAAGCCTGTCTTGCCATTCTTTCGCGCGATGGAAAGATAGGCGCGTGACGTGCCGCTCGGGTTGTCGTATACCTCGAGAATGAACTTCTTCTGAAAGTCCAAAAGCCGTATCGGCTTGCCGAGCAGGTTGCCCTCGGGGACGATGCAGTATTTTTCAATGAACGCAACGACGCGCTCGCCGCGCGTCAGTGGCTTTTTCGCCATGAAGTCTTATTCGGGCCGAGCCAGCAAATCATCCTCTAAAGGGTTGTCGCTCTCGATGGCCTTGGCGCCCGCCCTCCGCTTGGCAACGTCCCTAGCCTCGCCCGCTTGCGCGCGCGCGTGAAGCGACAACGAACGGCGGAAGGACAGGATTGAACTGGCGTGCATCTGCACAATCGACTTGCGCGGATTGGCCACAGGCGTGCCCTTTTCCGAGTAGGAGACGCCGCCTTCGTCACGCAAGAGTTTCTGCTCGCGGGTCAGGTCGGCCATCGTGCGCGCCAACATGGCCGCGATCTCGAGCTGGTGAGATGACCACTCCGATCGCGCGTATTCCGCGATGACGTTCCGAAAGAACGGCAGATCCTCTGGATCGAGCGGAACGTTGTCCGGCGGCGCGACATCACTAACCGCCTTCGCCATCACTCGCACCGCTTCGGACGCACTATCAATGCGCGCCTTGCGCTTCGCCATCGTGCGTCCTCATAGGAAAAACTGTATTAGCGCTAAAGCCATCCTGCCACGCCGGTCCTGCGGCAGACGCCACCAGAGCCGCCGACACCCCCTCTACCCCAATGGGTAGCCATCAATGCCAATGGCCGGTCTAGCGTTGCCGCGCTCCTCGCGCTGCTTGTGTCTGTTGTGGCATGATGCGCATAGCGATTGCAGATTGTTGCCATCGAAGAACAACACCTCATCGCCTTTGTGTGGTCTAACATGGTCGACCGTATCTGCTGCGGTGACGTCCTCCACCTGAAGACACATGCGGCATAGTGGGTCGCGACCTAGTTGCCACTCGCGCAAGCGCTGCCAACGTGCAGTCTTATAAAGCCTTCGATATGCCTTGGTTGTGTCGGTGCGCAGGTCTGGCCTACGCATTACCTAAAGTTCGCTCCCATGAAAGCGAGATAGGCGCCAACGCCAAGCACGGTGGCAACCAATATAGCAACCACTACGGCTGCGGCTATGAGTAGGGCCGTGATCACCTGAATATACTCCCAAGCGATGGCTGCACTTTGTCACGCAGCATCTGCCAGAACATGCGTGTTGTTCCTGTGCAGGCTTTGCATGCCAGCACCGTGTCGCAATAGGCGAGTAGAGCTTGCTTGTGCATGTGTGTCCTCCTCACATATATGGTGCTGACGGCACGGGATCGAACCTGCGACATCGGCCTTACAAGAGCCGCGCTCTACCTACTGAGCTACGCCAGCGTAATGGAGCGGATAGGGAATATCGAAATCCCGCGCATAGGGTGGAAGCCTACTGCTCTGCCTCTGAGCTATATCCGCATATCTGGTGGACCGCTTCGGACTCGAACCGAACTCAAGCAATCTTGCAAGGATCGCGCGCTTACCCTGAGCGCAGCCCTATTTATGTTGGTTCCCGCCTGTGGATTCGAACCACAATCTGCGGATTCAAAGTCCGTTATCCTACCGTTAGACGAAGCGGGATAACTAACCTTGCTGTCGCCCTTTGGGCGAATTGGTCAGGGTGGCCAGGTTCGAACTGGCGACCTCCCGCTTCCAAGGCGGGCACGCTACCAACTGCGCTACACCCTGTGTAGCGGGTCGCGGTCGATCTTCGTCCATTGCGAACCTCCGAAAAAAGGCACCAGCAAAACCGCCTTATCATTGCGGCGCTGGTGCGGACGCACCGCTAAGCAGTGCGTGGGGTGATTGGCAAACGCGGCGGGAGTCGAACCAAACATCGGCGGTTTTGGAGACCGCTGCTTTACCGTTAAGCTACGCGAATAAAAGGCGGCGGGCCAAATCGCCTCGTCTTGCCTATCCGTAGAAATGCCTCGGGGCATTTGTCAGCAAGCAACACCGCAAATACTCGCACCACGCTTTGCCACGCTGGTCCGGTGCCGACCCAATAAGCCGGTCTCTACACCCGGCACGTATTGGTCACCGCCTTGCACGGTGTCGGGCGTCCTGCGCATTTTCGCGCTCCGCTTAAACGCCTAAGCAGAAAGCCACGAGTCGCCGGAGGAGGACGGCGCCAGGTGGCGATGGCATTCGGCGCACTCCCGTCCGTTGGCCGGTCACTATGGACTCTTGCGGCTCGTCGGGTAGACCTACGCCGAAACTACATGTTTCGTGAGGCCGTATGCCTCTACCCTACCCGCTCCGCGACGGGGATTTGCGCATGCGCTACCTGCGCAGGATATCCCTAACGGTTATCAAAGCCATGTGCACCACAGCACGGCCGGCGGCCTGCGCACCAGTCCTGTTGGACACACCAACACTGTTTCCGACTTCCTGCAATGTCGCGCCATCAATACACGCCATCTCAAACGGCTCACACAGGTAGCCAAGTCGAAGCTGCAGTGCCGACAACTTGGCCTTGGCATCAATCATGTCGTTTACGGGCTTGTCGCCATTCCACGGCTTCGGGACGTTGGTTTGGTTCGTGCTCGACAGGCTGCCTGCCGGTATCTTCATTCTTGCAGGTATGTCGACTGCAGCAGCTTTGGATTTGCGCGCGCCTTTGTACTCGACGTCTCCGCTTTCAAGCGTCTTCACATACTGGTCAAAATTCATGCCGTCGCCGATCGGCGCAGCCTTACCTCCAAGCATGGCTTCTGATTTGGCCAGCTCATATATCTTGCGATAGGAAATCGCCACCTTGAGCAGTTCGATATTGCCCTCCCGAACAAGTGCCCGGGCAAGCGGCCAATTCACCGCGTTGTCATTATCAGCCTTGCCATCCCAATCCTTGCCGTAGGAAGCGCGTGCCGCAAGACGCCGCTTCTCGGCATGCACTGCGTCCCGTTCGGTGCCGTACGGCATCCGCGCCGGCAGTTCCGAGCCGTCGCTGGCCACTATACGAGCAATCCTCTTCATGCCACCGCCCTCTGCGCTTGATTATCATTCGCGGCCAACCACTGGCGCACTAGGCGCACTGCCTGCGCAGCTGCGTCTTCTTCCGTCGTCGCCCGGATGACCGCCTGCATGGTGAAGCCTAGTGCCACCAGAAGCGGATGACGCGCTTCCTGGCTCGGCTCGAGTTTCGCGCGGCCGACCTTGTTTTCGATAAGCCCTAGCCGCCCGCCATACATGTAGATACGAACGTCATGTTCGCCGGCCGTCAGTCCCGCAGCAAGAGCCTGCATGCGCGCCTTTGGACCGCGGCGGGCTGCATTCTGATCGCCGGCCAACGTAAACATGCCGGGGCGGACATCGCGCGCCGTCTTGGCGTATTCCGGCATGGCGCGCAGGGCTTTGACTTGGTGGGCCTGCAACTCCCACTCTTGGGGCAGTGCAGGCTTAGCCGTGACCTTGCCGTTGCGGGTGGTTAGGATGGTGCGCTTACCGTTCAGGCGGATGGTCTGCCGGGTGCTGGTCATACCAAAGCGACCCTGATATCGCGGAGCAACCGCAGCGGGATGGTGTTCTCAGCCGACTTGCACGCTTCAAGGTTTTCAACCGAGGCGCCACAAAGCGGACAGGGGTTTGGTTCCTCGTTATGGCAAGGACAGCGCTGCTCAGCCCAACGCAGGACAGCCCGCAACACTGACTCGTGTTTTGTCACGCCCACAAACGCCTCCCACTCGCCGCTTCCAGTTCCGCCACGAACGCCGCATGCGCGGCCATCTCGGCTTCCGTTACTCGCCCCACCAACGGCGTCTGCCGCCCCACAACCATAATATAGGGGATAGAATGCTCTGATGCCACTAAATCTAGTGTCTGTTGCTCAGCCGCAAGGGCGTAATAGACCGCTGCAAGCAGTTCCGCATCCAGAAGCGCGCCGTGCTTCGTTCTGCGGGCCGTGGACACGCCGTAGCGCTTGCATAGGGCGTCCATGTTGCACGAGGCGCCCGGATGCTTGATACGCGCCATGGCAAGCGTGTCGACCACAGGGTTGGCCAGCGCAGGACAGCGGCACCGCCGCAGTTCGGCGTTAAGCATGCCGATATCGAAGCCGGCGTTGTGGGCCACAAGCGGGGCGTCACCTATAAACGCCAGAAGCGGCTCGGGCTGGAACGCCGGGAAGCCGGCAAGGAACTCGTTGGTCAGACCGTGGATGGCTGTGGCTTCCGCAGGCACCGGTATGCCGGGGTTATGGTAGGCGTGGTAGGTGCGGCCCGTGGGCGTCAGGCCGTCCAACTCTACCGCACCAATCTCGACGATGCGGTCAGTCGCGAAGTCGATCCCGGTGGTCTCGGTGTCGATGACGATTTGTCGCTGCTCGCTACTCGCAGCAGAATGGATGGTTTGGGTAGATGCGACCGCAGCGTCTGACATTTCGTCCATTTCTCCTCTATATATTACACAGACCTATGAAAATGATAGAAAATGGTACATATACATAACGTTATGGATAAATGGATGAAACTATATATATAGTATATACGTCGTTGTTTTCATTGTGTTTTTTGGCCTGACTTTCGTCCATTCTGCGAGTGGATGAAAGTCGGACAAATGGACGAAAGTCCACTTTCATCCATGGACGAAAGTCAGGCGTGGATGGACGTTATTCGGCCCACACAAGCCGCTTCGCGGGGCGCCCGGATTTATTGTCGTTGGCGGCCACAACGACGCTTCCGGTCTTGAAAAGTTCTTCGAGAATTTCCTTCTTCTGCCATCCGTCGATCGCCTTGCATCGGTCGAACATACGACCCTCTGTGATACCCTTCTTGCCAGCCTTTCGTATGAGGCCGGCAATCTTCTTGTAGTTTGCCTCACGCTGATTGTCGGCCAGGCGGTCTCCCACCTCGGCCAGCATGCCTGCGGCGCATGTCCACGCTACAGCAGCGGCCCATTCAAAGTCCGCCTCGGTTATAATTGGCTCGGACGGATCCTTCCCGACTGCAACGATAAGCGCCAGCTTGATAGCGTTCTCCACAATGCGCCGAACGAAAGGCCGCTCCTCCACCGCAACTTGCCCCTCCCTCGCATCAATGGTCTCCTTTACGGCCATGAAAACGCCTTCTGCATCTGGCGTCCACGGCACGATATAAGGCTTGTTCTCCGCCCAATCGGCCTTAACCTTTATACCCTTTTCGGCTAAGTTTCCGCGCTTCTTGGCGACGTCAATGCCCGCAACCCCGGCCATCCGCTCCATTAGGATGTGCGAAACGTCTCTAACATCACGCTTCGGCTTAACAGCCGCTGGCTTTTCGCCCTTGACGTGAAACAGTATCAGTCGTGGCAAAAGTCCATCTTCGGCGCTGGCGGACGAAAGGGCCGTCCAGAATTGCTCTGGCGTTGACGTCCCGTGGATGCATAGGCACGGATTATAGATGCGTTTCGGGGGCGTACCGCGGTACGCAGCGCCCTCAAAAAACGTAGACGATGCCGAGTAGTAATCGCGCATGTCCGTTGAGATTGCACGTTGGTGGCTGCCCGCCTTGCGATCGGTAATTTCCCGAACAAAGCCACCGAACTCATCGATTTGACAGTTGACGGACGAGTTCTTTTCCAGCACCTCACGAAGCGCAGACGCAGACATAATACGGGCCGGGCCGCTATAGTCGCTAAATACACCGCGGTCATTCATCAGGATGCGTTTTATCTGGCTGCGGGCATGTTCCTTGCCGAAGCCGGATTCTGCCAACGCCACCGTGTAGATGTTGGTCCTGGTATCGCGACTGCCGGTTGAATAGCGGGCGCCACATAATGCCGCGACCATGGGCAGGACGGCAGCCATTGCAAGCGTTCGCGAAGGATACTCCGCCGACGACACTATCCAATCAATAAGGTCTTCTACCAGTCCGCCAGGATAGGTCAGTGACTCAAGGTCGGCCACGGCCTCGAGCTTGTAATCAGGCACATCGTCCTCGTGCTCGGTCTGCGCGCTGTCCGAAGAATGTATACAAACTTCGGACACGACAGCGGGCGCCGCCGCTGTGGGGGCAGGCGCCTTTTTCACTAGACCCTTCGCAATCATGCCGTCGAGCTTAACCGGGCGTGTCCCGTCGCTCCAATAATCGGGCTCCCGTATCTGGCGCGGTTGCTTTATGCCAGCATCCAGACCGCGGCGGATTTTGGCCCTTATCTCTTTCTCGCCATCTTTCGCCACCACGCCGTTGGCGTAGGCAGCGTCAAGCAACCCGGCTTCGGCCTCTGATCGAGACAGGGCGCCGGCTCCGACCATTGTTCCAAGGTTGAATGCACTACGGTTGACCGCCTCACCACGCGAGCCTTGTGGGGCAGTTGCCAGCATCCGCAATTCATCAGAAACGGCACGCTCGACATACGCTGAATTGTCGCCTCCACCGTACGAATAATCACCGCCGTGTTGCACTGGCGCCTTTGGTAGGACAAGCTCAAGCAACCAATCGGGCGCGGCCGGCAACGGAGGAAGGCCGAGGCCATCAAAGTCCACCCACAGATAATCGCGGCCATCCGCAGTCTTGCTGCCAGGGGCGATCACATAGCCACCCGAACCTCGAACGTCCAGACCGGCGCCGAGGCGCCCTCGGTTACGAACGCCAGGGGCGTATTCGAAATAGTGATGCTCGCCGCCACCAGCTGTTCTGGCGACGGCGGTGCGTGGAAGCGGGCCGTGAACATCCTCGAGCGCGGCTAGTGTTTCAAAGCCGTTGATGATTTTGCCATCGTCATCCCTGTGAACGTCGATGTCAAGCACCCACGCGCCTAACTGCTCTCCCGTGGGAATCCCGACCATTGCGCCGGGGAAGCGCGGCCACATGCGCTTGATGAGAGGAATGTTCTTCGTGGCACCCTTAAAGCCGTTACTGACCAGAGGCGTCTTTGCTTTGAGGATTATCACTTCTCCGGTGTCAGGATCGTGTTGGCCGGTATCCTCATCGGCGGCGCGACAAGGGAAAACGGGAACGCCGGCTTCGGCGTAGGAAAGGGCTAGGTCAAGTTCTGTCACGCTGCTTTCCTTGCTGCTCTGCTGACAAGCTCAAGCGCTGATTGATGAGGCTCTGCCGATGATGTGCCCCACTGGACGCGGTTGCCAGCTTCGCGCCACCGCGAATCTGGCTCGATGTATTCGCCAGTTGCCCAGTCGATTTGAGGCGGCTGCAACTCCACTGCTATGTCGTCCCACAAATAGCGTGACCCGCTAGTAGCAGAGAGCCCGGCACTAATGATCGCTCCACCGGAGACAGCCCGATGAGGAGTATTTGGTGCGCGTCTCTATGCTTACAAGCTTTTTCAAATTCAAGAATATCTGGATGACCTATAACACGCTCAATGTGAAGCGGCTTAACCTCAACCAGGACATCAGCAATACGAGTTTTTATCAGAAAATCCGGAGTCCAACCATCCAAATCAAAAGGCTCATAATCCCATTTCCACCCACATAGATCGAAGAATGCGGCCCACCGCGCCTCCAGTCGTGAGCGGAAGTTCACGCCGGCATATGTCGTTGGTATTGCTTTGATGTTGTAGATCATTTTGGCCATCCGCGAGCGATGTAGGAAAGGGCGAGGTCTAGTGGCGTGCTAGGCTGCTGCAAGGCTTGAGGCTGCAAGGGCCTGGCGTCCTTGTTCGTGTTGTCGTTTGCGGGTGCGTAAAGGGCGGCCAGGGCAGCCTCTACTCGGAGGATGGCGTGGCCGATGGCTTCCGGGATTTGCGGGCAGACCGCGTCCCCGAAGGCTTCAACGATGAGACTAGCCGCAACTGTTCCGCGTGGACCGCCGACCGCAATGCGCGACTCAGCCACCCAGGTGGATAGCCCATCATCCACCCGTAGGTGACCGGCAAGGCCGCCGTTCCAGTCAGCCCACGGCTCTGCAGGAGTTGTGCCAGCAGCCTCGCGCCAATCCACTTGTCCGACGCCTTGCCCGTCATCGCACCGCTCACCACCGCATCCAGCGCCGGACTGTGGCGACAATCGTGGGCTGGACTCTTGGAGTCCAGCCGCTTGTCTCGCTTCGTTGGCGTTGGCAAAGTCTCGAACATTACATTCCACGGCCGGCACGATTCCCACTTCTGCATGCTCGCGGACGCAAAGTTGGCCTTCGCTGTCGGCTTGTGGAACATTTCCTTGGCGCCCATGTGCAGCGCAGTCACCAGTGACACGCCAGTCGCCTTCTCCGCATGCGCCTTCGCCACTTCCGCCCCATGATGCGCGTCCGATGCTCGTGGCGTCGGCATCCCCGCATGCTTGCTCGGATAGCCGCGCAACTGTGAAAGCACGTCCCCACGCCCGCCCCGATCGGCATCCGTCTTGCGCGGTGTCGCGAGCATTGAAGCCGATGAGCCAGCTTCGCTTTCGTTCGTGGTTAGCGCCGATGTCTCCAGCACTAACCACGAATGGCCAGCAGGTGTAGCCGATTGCCGCCAGCGCATCGATGATCCGGTCAGCGCCTCTAGTTCGGAGATTAGCGCTATTTTCAAGAGCGAACCAACGAGGCCGGCATTCGTCGATAAGTCGGACAGCCTCGAAGTAGAGGCCGCTTCGCTCTCCGTCGACGCCCTTGCCTTTGGTGTTGGCGCTGCTGATGTCCTGGCACGGCGGCGAGCCGACGATGACGTCGGGAAGTCCAATACCGTCCCGAACAAGTCGGTCTGCGGTGAGTGTGGTGACATCGTCATAGACGGGAACTCCGGGGTTATTCTGCAAGTAAAGCGCGCGCCGCCACGGGACGACTTCGCATGCGGCTATGGTGTGATAGCCCGCGCGATGCATGCCCAACGACCACCCGCCCGCCGCCGCGCTAAACAGGTCTAGGACGCTTGGTCCGTCAAAATGGAGCACTGTCGTTTCTCACCAATTCCCTCAACCGCCTCGAGCAGCCATCCCATATGGCTCCGACAAACATGAGAACCTGCTCCTCCGACCATTCACCAAGGTCTGTGCCGAACTCATCCACCAGCGGACCGGCCGCCTCCATGCCCCCCTCGCGTGCCTTGAGTTTGTAGGCGTCGGGCCGCTTGAGGCGCCTGATGTCGTTGGCTAGTGGAACACAGGACATGCAAAGCCACCTTGGGTCGTTGTCGCGGGACGTGGTAAAGCCAATGCCTATGCCGATTGCGCGTTGGCCGCAGAAAAAGCAGTCGGCTGGGTCGTGCTGGCTCATGCGGCCCGTTCCTTATGTTCGCGAATACGGAATCCAAAGCCACCCTTACCCGCCATGATTCCGCCGTCCGTTTTGATCTGCGAAGTGGCCGTAGATTTGCCTTCCTTCACCCCGATACCCCCCCCGTGCCAGTGCCGCCAAACAACGGCAAGTCATTGTCATTCGCCGCCTGCTTAACGGCGCGTGCCTTACGGGTAGCCGGCCCGGCGTCTGCTAAACGCAGCCGCTCGGCAATATCGGCCTGGTATTCTTCCTCGCGCTCAATTAGTATGCAGCGCGTACCCTCGCGCCATGCCGCCTCGCCCGTTGAGCCGCTGCCGGCGAATGGATCCAGCACCAGTCCGCCTTTCGGCGTGACCAGCCGCACAAGCCATTGCATCAGGTCGACCGGCTTCACGGTTGGATGCTTGCTGCCGATGCGGTCGAGTTTGTCGGCTTTTGCTGAGAAGTATAGGCGCGAGACGTTCTCGGCGGCATCTCCGCACACAGCAAAAACTTCATCGCTGCCGTCCGTAAGGATGTTCGCCGGCCAAGCACCAACCTTGATACCGGCGGCAACTATGGCAGAGTTGCCGCCGGCCATGCTTCCGTTTTCTGAAATTCGGATCCCGTTGCTGGCCGTAACCACTTTAAGCTCGTCGCCGACTCGACAACCGTCGATGTTCAGCACCCCCGTACCGTGTTCAAGGACGTTAAGCGCAACCGTTCCAATGAGCGGCTTTCTAGCTAATGCGATAGGCTCCCACGCCGGCTTGAGAGCCGTCCCCCACGAGTTCCACGCCGCAGCCTGCGGCGTGGCCGGTTCGTCGCCGGCCTTCTCATGGTATCCTCGCTCAATTGCGGCATCCAGCCACGGACGACCAGCGCCAGTATTGGCGGTCGGCATGTTCGCAATGCGCGGGTTATCGACGCGCACTTTCTCGCGTTCGGCACCGAGGTGTTTGTCGATCGATTTCCCCACATTGTGGCTTTTGGGGAATCCGCTGAAATAGCACCAAGCCAACTGATCGCGGATTTCAAAGCCCGCATCCTCGATCGCCACAGCCATGCGGTGGTAAGTGCGCGTGCCGGAGAACGCCACAACGTGCCCGCCAGGCTTCAGCACGCGGAGGCATTCGGCCCAAAACACTTCGCTAAAGGCAACCTCGCCGGTATCCCATTGCTTGCCCATGAATCCGGCACTAGCGCGGCTGTAGACGTCGCCGTCTTTGGTGGGCGCGCTGCCCGGCTTGCCGAACCGCTTCTGGATGGACACGAGCGCATAGGGCGGGTCAGTCACGATGCTGTCTATCGAGCAGTCGGGCAAGTCCCGCAAAACATCGCGGTTATCGCCGCCGTAGAGCGTCACGCGCCCGTCGAGGTGTTCAGATTTGGTGTACTGCGGTTCGCTATTCATCATGTTCAACAAACCAATCTTCATAAGCCGCCACGTCAGCCATGGCTTCCTCTAGCGACTCCAGGTCGCGCCAATATGCTTCGTAGTCAGGTTCGTATTCGTGCGGGGCGGATAGCCAGGCCTATGGAATACATGGCGACACCTGGCTGTAAAAATAATCGTCATAAGACGCGACATTCATGCGCCCGTCCGCTTCGTATTCCCAGCCGCAGCGGCATTCGTAGTTGCCACGGATGTAGAGGCCAACCCCGACGTCAACGCTATCGCTTTCGGCTATGTCGCCGCATTCCGGGCAGAGCATTTGGTCATCACGCAGCCGCGCGGGTTGTTGCGCAAAAACAACGGGGCGCCGTTCCGTGGCAAGTCGCCTGCCGCGCTCTTGAGCTAGCCGCTCTGCACGGTGCATTTCGTTGGCGTAACTGCCCATCACGCCTTCTCCTCATACACCAACAAGAACCGCCACGCCGCGTCGCGGAAGTCTTGCACAACGGAGCCGTGCTTGCTGGCCGTGATGTCATGCCGCTGCCATTCGGCATAAGCCTGATGATAGCTTGCCGATGCTGCGGCCTGCCCTTTCCGAATTATGCTACATGCTTCGGACAGGAGTTTGGTCACGATGTCGGCGCGGATGTAGCGTGGGCAGTCAGGACCATGGTCCAGCGGCGAGCAATTGACACGCGTGATGGCGACTGTGTCGATGGAGACGGCCCATAAGTTGTCGGGGTATTCGTACGCGTACTCCATCATGCGGCCACCGCTGTGCAAGTGGCGGACACAATGTCAAACGCCGTAAAGTTCGGCTCCATCTCCATATGGACATCCCTAGCGCCAAGCCACCTGCCTTCGTTATAGACGTCGAAGCGCATGGGCCACCCGCACTCCCATCCATCATGTTCATGGTAGAAGTCTTCGGCCGCGTCTTCGAAAACCCAATAGGATTCCGGAACGAACTTGCTTTTGAACTCGTATCTGGCTTCGTCTTTATCGACCGTGTATTCGTAGGTGTTCATCAAGTCCTCCGATTAACCGGCAGGCTGTCCAACTGCTTGGTGCAATAGTCGACACGCTCACGCGCATTTTCTAGTTGCTCCATCCAATGTGCACGCTCGTCGCCAGTTCTCTTAGCCTTTTCGGCCGGAGTCTCCGGGCGCTCATAAGTTATGCGCACTTGCGGATAGCTATCGCCCGCACAATCAATGTAGGGGTCAAAATCAATTTCTGCCGACGCGCGGCAGTCGGATGGGATGCTGTAATATACGTGATCAAGTTCGTCCAAGAACTTGCCGAGGCTATGTTCCGGAAGTTCCGTTGCAACGCCCCATATTTTGGCTACTTCGGTCACCGTGCTCATCACGCCACCCTTACGCTGATCGTCTCGTCCCCATCCTTAAGCCGCGCGCCCTTGACATTCTTGTTGGCGGCAAGCCTTTCCAGTATCAGCCGCTTGTCCGGCTCTGTCCTGATGCGGATGGCCCACTTGGGCAGCAGCGTTTCGTCGATGATTTCCACCGACTGCCGGCCCTTCGTTACGCTAACGGTAGCCTCCACAAGCGGCGCCTTCTGGATGCCGGCCGCCTTCATGACGCGCAGCATCAGGGTGCGCATGGCTTCCTTGCGACGGTCTGCCATGTTTTTGCGGGCGGCAAGCTCGTCCTGGCGCTGCTTTATCGCGCGCGACATGCTGTCCGCTTCGCGCTCGATGTCGACGAGGCGGGAGAGAACGGAGAACGCATCGGTTTCGCCCTCTATGCAGTCGCGACGAAGGTCTTCGTCCTCGGCAAGGTCGGGGTATGCCTGCATGAGGGCATGGATGTGGGCTTCAAGGTTGGCCACATCCGCGGCTAGGAATTGTGGTTTGGTCATATCTCAGTACCCCCGCGCCGGATTGTCACAGTAGCCATGGCGGTCATAATGCCGCGGGCGGTCCTCCCTATATGCGGCAACAGCCTCGCGTTGCGCGCGTCCAATACTGCCCTTCTCTACGATGATGTAGCCTGCGGTGTTCAGTCCTGCTACGACTTGTGCAGCCAACGACGGAGCGGATGCGTAACCATTAAGGCTACCCCGCAGTTCGTTCGCGATAATCTCAGAAGGGGATGTCGTCATCTAACTCATGCCTCCAATCGTTATCATTATCCGCCGGCCGCCCATTGTCGTTATCGGCCGCAAACTGCCGTTCGGTGCCGGGTTTGTAGTCTCGCGGCTTCCAATACTTGCCGTCCGGCTCGACTTGGATTTCATCCGTAACAAGCAGTTCGTTCTGACGCTCAAGCCACTCCAAAACGGTGCGCGGGAACGGCCTCTGCCCGCCGTGCTGCGCCCAATATCTTTGAGCCTTGGATGTCGGATAGCCGCGGCTCTTCGGGTTTGGGTGCTCATGGTGTTGGGGACAAAGCCACTCGTTGATCGTTGTCAGCCCGCACATGTACGTGACCTTCACGCTTGGCGGGTTTTCGCCCTTCCCCTCATGAAAGCGGAACGATCGGCTGGTGACCGGGCGCCAGGCCGCAGTTTCTGTCGACAGGATCGGAGCGTCGGTCGGCCTCTCTGCAAACTTTGGCTTTTCCTCAAAGACGAATTCATGGTCGCAGCAATGACAGATGCGCGCTGAAGCGTGGCACTGCTCCTCGCAGTTCGGGCACAACTTAATTGGCGCCTCGCCGCTGCCGCTTCCCGGCTTTCTTGGCTGCACCATGTCAACCGGCCCGTGTTCGGATATGTTGCCGGCAAAATCCATATATCGGCCATTCGGCTTCAGATATGATGCAATGGCCGCCCGTCGCGCAGCGGCATCAACCGACTCAGGGTCAAAGCCAGGCGGATAGACAACGCGGGTCATTCTCCCGACGCGCTGGACGTAGCGGCCTGCGGACATCGTTCGATACAGGTCAACAATCAAATCAACGCCAACGATATTGGTGCCTGTCGAGAGGATGTTATCGTTGACCAACCCCCACAGTTTGCCGCTTTTCAGATCCTCGATTAGCCTCCTGCGCTCGCCTGATGGCGTCCCGCCATGGACCAATTCAACCGCTCGTCCTTGCCGCTTGAATTCGTCCCGAACGCGCGCGGCATGCTCGATTCCTCGGCAGAAAATGAGTGCCTTCTTGCGATGGCCCTCCGTATCTAAAACCTCTTGCACAACACGACGGTTGAGTTCGTCCGTGTCTACGGCGGCACGGTAATCGCTCGCCTTATACTCGCCCATAGACCGACCTACGCCGGTTATGTCGTAGTTTGTGTCAACTGGCTTGCTGGTGATCGGCGTCAGATAGCCATCGTCGATGCCGCGGCGGATGCCATAGTCGTAAACAACAGCATCGAACAACTTGCCGTCGCCTTCGGTTAGACGCCCCCCGTCAAGCCGGTAATCCGTGGCTGTAAAGCCGTTGATTTTCATGTCCGGATTGATGGCCATAAGGTCATCAATCAGTCGGCGATACATCGTAGCTTGCTTGAAGGGCACAAGATGCGCCTCATCAATCTGAAGCACGTCTACATGGCCAATCTGGCGCGCCTTGCTGTGGACAGTCTGCAGTTGCGAGAATAATACCTGCGCGTGGTAATCCTGACGTCCAAGTGAAGACGCCCCAATGCCGGCGGGCGCAAACGGCCGAAGGCCAATAAGCTCCTTAAAGTTGCCCTCCACCAACTCAACAACGTGAGTGGTGTTCATGATGCGCATGTCGCTCCAGCCGTCCAGCAGTTCGCAAGTCGATGATGCCTGCATGATCGACTTGCCGGTACCTGTGGCGGCCACGACAAGCGGGTGGCCTGGCGTCTCGCGCCAATAGTCAAAGATCGCGTCTACCGCCTCTCGCTGGTAGTATCTGAGGGGCATGGTTAAGCCGCCACTTTGCTAATCTTCTCGCGCGCACGCTCGCACAGTTGCCTGACGCGCTCACCGCCAATGCCGCGCTTTCTGCCGATATCGCCGTATGTCTCGCCAGAGGCTGCGCGAACAAGCATACGCCCCTCACGGCTGCGCGACAGCTTACGCAGCACTTCGGTCGTGAAGACGATTTCCTCCTGTCTAGCCGGCGTTGAGGCGCGCGCTGCGGCAAGTCCTTCCGGGTCTTCCCTGATCAGCGCGCGCCGCTTGCCGTCATCGGAACCGCGTTGGCGCGTAACACCGCGAAAGCGCCAATATAGCCACCTATGGAAACTCCCCTCAGGCCGGAATTTCTCCCAAGCCATAAGCGCGGACTCGACAGTCTCTTGCACGACTTCATCCCATTCGTTCCGATGGCAGTAGCGCTCGGCTAACTTGCGCAGCATCGGGATATGGGCGACCACCCGCTTATCAAACTCTGCGGGTCGGTCTGCGATGTTAACGTCAGCCGGCGTTTTGCGCTTGATCACTTGCACCATCCGTCCATGTTTTGCCGTTATGTAGGGCATAAGTGACCGTCTCCGCAGCCTCATCGCTATCAATCAACTCGCCTGGCACCAGCGCTGGAATGTGGAGGTGAGCGGGGCAAGCAACCTTCTGCTCCTCGACGCCAAGAGGTTTTGCCCATCGAGCGCATGACCAGTGGGCGTCACCACCCATTTCAGGCGTGGAGTGCAGACAGGACCGGCAAGTCACTCGCGGCCAGGCGCCTTCGTGGCATACCGCCTTGTGGTCGCAGAACCGACACTTGAAAAACTCCGGGTCTTCGCTCATGCGGCTTGGCGGCTCCGGCGCATTGATTATGCGTTCAAGCCGCGCCAGCAGCCGCAAGGTCCATACAGCGTCGTACTCGATGCGCTCGAAATACCGCCCGTCATCGTTCTTGTTCACGACGAGATACCCCGCACGCGTCAAGCCGAACATGTGCATGCCAAGCTGGCACTGACCATAGTGAAGCGGCTTCGCTTCCCTGCAGCCCTTCTTCGCGATCTCCTTAAAGTTCTTGTCGTTGGACGACTTGAACTCGAAAAGGTGCTCCGTCTTAGGTGCCTCCGGCAGGCCAATCCCCTTGCCGTCACACTTGCCGCGGACGTGCCCGCCAACCAGGCGGATGCGATCCTGCTGCCCGTAAACCTCGACGCCAATGCGTTCGAGGTCCGAGACAAGAACCTCTTCCCATCGGTCACCCGTTCGGAAGATTGACAGCTTGCGGCCGTCAATCTGTTCCGGCTGGCTAGCCCACCGGAAGGCGTACCACAAAGCGCGATCGCATTCCGTGTTCGCTATGCCAACGCTGATGCCGAGCGAGTCGTAATGCTCGTTTGCAGCCTCATAAGCAGCGTAGATGGCGCGGACGGTTGATGGCGTTGGGCGTGGGAGGGGGGCCAATTAAACAAGCTCCTCCATACCGCGCCATAACTTGTGGCCGGCAGGCACTAGTTTGAAATAGCGGCTTGCATGTTCGCCACCAAGTTTGTCGTTTAGCGCGCCAACCATTATACCCCCCACGTAGTCGTTGGCGACGTTTTCGCAGACAAGCAGATCGGCGACAGTCTCACGAGCAAAATTGTCAACGCCAATTATTTTCATCACCGCTTCCTCCTATCCTTCAACCAATCATCGCCCTTCGGCTCAACGCCTGCCGCCCGTTCGCAATCGTCCGCAACACGGTTCAATCTGCGGCAGGCGCCTTGCCGCGCAGCGCTATGGCGCCTTCACGCAGCCACTGCGCGGCTATCTCGAGTTGGGTTGCTGGTGTCACGATTTGGCCCACAACAGCGCTATCTCGCATTCTTCCCGCTCCTGCCACTTCGGATCCGCCGTCCGCTCCAGCGTAAGCAGCGCGTCTTCCGGCCTGCCGTCGCGCAGTTGCTCGATTGCAAGCCGCACAAGCGTTTCAACGTCTTTGTCCATGTCGTTGTTGGTCCTCAAACACGCTGCGGCATAAGAACGACAAGCTGGTCTGGAGCGGCATCGCTCTTGATAAGCGCCGGCCCCGTTGGGTCCATCGCAAACCGCACGTAGCCAGCGGGTAGCGCAGCCAAGGCTTCGGCCATGTATCGGGCGTTGTAGCCTACCGAGAACGGCTCGCCATCGTACTCAGCCTCTACGGTGTCTTCTGCGGTGTTATCGCCGCGCACAAACACTTCGATGGAGTTGGTCGACACGGACAACTTTGCAGTAGGCGTCCGCATGTCAGACACGACAGAAGCACGGTCAGCAGCAGCGGCGAGCGCCTGCCCATCGACGGCCACGACACGCTCGATGCTGGTCGGGACAACGCGCTGGTAGTCGGGGTATGTGCCGTCAATCAGTTTGGACGTAATTACCGCATCGGCGGTAGTGATGCGCACCTTGGTGTCGGACAGAGACACATCCACCTGGCCATCAGGGACAAGCCCGATGAACTTGCTCGGCAGGATGACTGGTGGGATGTCGCCAACACTCTCTGTCTTGTTGATCGAAAGCCTATGGCCGTCCGTGGCTACTGCTACAAGCTGGCCGCCATTGACATGCAGAAACACGCCGCACAGATAGTAACGCGTCTCTTCGTTCGACATCGCGAACTTGACGGGCGCCAGAAGCGCGGCCAAGTTTGTCTTGAACTCGGACGCAAACTTGCCGGCGCTCATGTCGGGGAAGTCGGACACGGGCAGGAACTGCAGAACGAACCGCGAGCGGCCGGCCTTGACGACAAGGTTCTTGTCCTCGACGGAAAGCAGCACGTTGGCGCTCGCAGGCAGCTTCTTGACGATGTTCTCCAACAGCCGCGCCTCAACACACACACCGCCGCCCGCCTCAGCCATGACCGGCGTCGACGCGGTGATTTCAATGTCAAGGTCAGTCGCGGTGGCGGTGAGCTTGTTGCCGTCCGCAACCAGGCGCACCGTGGACAGGATCGGGATGGTATTGCGTGCCTCGACGACCTTGGTCGTGCTGGTGAGCAGACGCAGAAGGTCATTGCGCTCGATGCTAAGGCGCATTGGATGCTCCGGGTTGTGGGGTTGGATGGGGTGGCCGTGGCTGTTGGTAGCACCCACGGCCAGGCGGCGGAAAGGCTACGCCGCTAACTTCTTTGGCCAGCCGTCCTCATCGAGTTCCGGCGCCACGAATTCAGTTCCATTTAAATCGGCAATGTGCCGAAGCAGCGCCTCCGCATCGCCGGGCATGTTGTCGTTTGCCGGCTGTGCCCAAGGTTCACTTTCTGCGTCCTCCACAGTCAGTGCCTCGATCGCCGCCTCAAGTGTGAACGGCGTGTCTTCCTTTTCGAATACAACCTTGTCGCCGTAGGCTCCGCCAATTTGGTCCTTGAGGTCGTCCCATGAATTGATGTCGATACCACGCACGGCGAGCGCGATCTTCATGATATCGCCCTTGCCAATGGTGTACCCGCGCTGCTGGTATTTCAGAACGCGGCCCGCCGACGCCAATGGATAGCGGGTGCCTGCATTGAACTTCAGGAATCGCTGGCTGTTGTGCTTCAGAAAATCCGGGTGAAAGACAAAGCCAGACTCCGGGTGCTCGTCGCCAATCGTCACGAACTGGAGATTGCCCGGATTGTACACGGTTTTCGGCCCGGCATCCAGATCCAGCGCACCCATGCATATGGTGTAATCGAACGCCTTGAAGATGTCGTGCGCGGTTGGGAAATAGTCAAAGTGCATCAACTGAGCAATGTTGCCGCCTTGGTCTGCGAAGGTGACCGCGCGCTTGCTAGCAGCCACGCACCACAGCCCGTCTTCGTATGACTGATAAACGCCAGTCTCAAACGCGCGGCGGCTCTTGAAGTACACGTCAACGTCGTTGATTTTTGCGCCCGTAAAGACGCTGGTCACCGCTCCGCCCGCTACGAAAATCTGCTTGCGTTCGGCTTTATAAGCCATTGCACACTCCATTCAGTTGGAAAAACCGGCGGCATTCGCGCCGCCGCAGCTCACCACCTTGCGGGTTAGCCGACGCTAAGGTCTACGTCGGGAATGATCGTCTGCGGCTTGAAAATAACCTTGTAGTGGTAGGTGCTGACGTTCGCTCCGTCGATCTGTTCAACGAAATAGGTCACGTTGTCGGACAGCCCGAGAAAGTGCTTTTTGAACTCGTTGGCGCCCGTCTTGCAGGTGACCGTAAGTTCCTTCGGGTCGTCGTTGTTGCCGAGGGAGCAACGACCCTCGATAGTTAGCATGTAGCTGTCCGTAATGCCGTTGTAGAAGACAACCCTGCGGTTGATCTGGAACATGTCGGCAGCCTTGGACAGGTTGCTGGAGGCGACATCGGCGTCAGCCGCGCAACCCGCCAGAGCCGCCAGAGCCAGGGCTGCCGCTGCTATTTTGAGCTTTCCCATCACTTCCTCCACGGCTTCGAGCCAGCCGCAGCTGCCGCCGGCCGCGCAGCAGCCCGATTGTCATTGGCGGGCGCCTGACGGTTGTCGTTCGCGGGTGCGGTGCGGGTGGTTGCCGGCTGAGTGGCGAAGATTTCAGGCTCCGGAAGTTCTCCCTCGTCCGAGTAGAAATATTTCGAGATGCTGTTCTTGGCCTTGTACGGGCGGCCAGCCTTGCTAACGCCCGCCTCGTTTCTCTTCACCCGCGCAGTGAACGTTCGGAAGTGCAGCTCCTCGGAGTCGTCGATGTTTTCCGGCGCATCAGCACCAAACATGGCGCGGGACATTTTGGAGATTTCCCGCTGTCCGCGTGCCTGCTTTTCCGCCTCCCGATGCTCGATGTCGACCCAAGTGAAGAACCTTCGCTTCGCAAAATCCTCCGGCTCAACCACTTCGATCGTGAAGTTCGCGACCGTATTGCCATCATCGTCCTTCTTGACGTCGCTGGCAGATACCTCCAGGCGATAGATGCCGTCCGGCAGCAGTTCGAAGTCCTGCTGCTCTGTGTCGTGATCGTGCGGGCGAATGGTAGTTCCAAGTTTAGCCATAGATCGTGTTCCTCTCGTTGATTACTTCTTGGCTGCGCCAATCACGTCGTCCAGGTCGACACCAACCGCTGCGGCAACACGCCGGATCAGGTCCATCTTCTCGTCGACCTCACAATCCGGCTCGCCGTTGCGCTCGTCGTATTCCTTGGCGCGCTTAAGCAGTGCCTTCATTCCCTCGACGTCCCGCTTGAGGGCGTCGAATTCCTCACGGGTGACGGCGAGCGGTGCCTGCGGGCTGTGCGGCCAGTCAATTACAGGGAAAGGCTCGGACCAAGGCAGCCTGCGCCACTTCTCGGCGTAGTGGTCACTAACCATGCTCACGACGCACATCACGCGACCCTCCCACCAGTGGATACCCATGTTGCGAGCCGCTCCATGAATACGGCAGCGTGCGCCTTGGGTATGACGAGCACCTCGCCGCCTTGCTCTAACTGCAGCCGATCGTCATCGTGCTCCGATGCAACGATGTCTTCGCATTCATCGCCGAAGCGAGCACGTAGTTCATAGACCACTTCCATCACGCAGCCTCCTTCGGACCATCGGCATAAAAATACTTCGACAGTTCCTCGAATCCCTTGCCCTTCTTGTACGGAATGGATGCGGGCATGTTCATGCGGTTCTTGGCCAAAAAGCCCGCCCGCTCATCCGTGTAGATGACACGCTCGGCGCCAGACATGCCTTCCGGCTTGGACTCCTTCTCCTTGCTGAACGCCTTTGACACCTGCTTGATTGATGCCCGCTTGTTCATGAACAGCAGCGCGTCGCTTTTCTCCATGATGATGTCCGCTGCCCGCCGCTGAAGCTTCGGGCGGTAGCGATCGTAAGAGTCCACAATCGGATCATTGTGCGCCTTCACCTCGCTATGCAGGATAAGCACAACATGCAGGCCTCTCTTGGCCAGCGCGCGGACAGCCAACACGAAGTCGTTCCAATCGTTGTCGGCCTCGAGGTAGCCTTTGCCGAACGCTGTCGGCGACCCTTTGTCGTTGCTGTCGATGGTGTCCCATCCCATGCGGCCGCAGGTGTGCGCCCAAACGAGCTTTTCGAGGGCGTCCAGGCTGTCGACGATCACAGTGCGGAAGCCGTGTTCCTCCGTCAGCAACTGCTCAAAAACGTCCAGCAGTTCGGAGAATGAACCAATGGCCTTCGGCTCACCATCGTCGTTCTGCAGTGTCGGCATTTCAATGTCGGTCGGCGGCTCTTCGCCTTCCGTGAACAGGTACAGCGGGTCAGGGAACTCGCTTGCAAGCGTCGTCTTGCCAATACCACCAGTGCCGTACACGGCGATAACCGGTGGATGCTTACGCTTGGTAGTCGTCCTAAGTGAGCTAAGAGGGATTGCCATCTATTGCAGTACCCATGTTGCGATAAGTGCGGCCAGCACCAATGCTGACCACCAAAACATCAACGGCCGCGGATCTGGTGCGGTCATTCCGCAAACCACATGGCCGTGAAGATGCCTGCGGTGAAGCCCAAGGCGCCCCACGGGAAGTAATAGAAAAAGACTACGGCTACCGCGATAAGCACCGCGGCGATAGCCGCATTGCGCAGCGAGTGCGACTGGTGTGGCGGTTCGTCGTCTTCGGGGAGAATGAGGTGTTCCATTCCCTTAGCGCACCTCCTCAAATTCCCCTGCGACAGTCAGGCGATAGGTCTTGCCTGGTTCGATACCATTCTCGCCGACCATGGACGCCCGCACGGCTATGAGCTTGTAAGGCCAAACCGTCGTGTCGAACGCCGCTAGCATGATTGCGCCGCCGGCAGATGCAGAGGCCGTGCCCGCAGCGCCAAGAGCCGCTGCTATCGCGCCCTCTCCCGTCGTGGCGGCAGGCGCGCGGTCTCCCGTCGTGGCGGCAGGCGCGTAGTCTCCTGTCGTGGCGGCAGGCGCGCGGTCTCCCGTCGTGGCGGCAGGCGCGTAGTCTCCCGTCGTGGCGGCAGGCGCGTAGTCTCCCGTCGTGGCGGCAGGCGCGCCCTCTCCCGTCGTGGCGGCAGGCGCGCCCTCTCCCGTCGTGGCGGCAGGCGCGCGGTCTCCTGTCGTGGCGGCAGGCGCGCGGTCTCCTGTCGTGGCGGCAGGCGCGCGGTCTCCTGTCGTGGCGGCAGGCGCGCCCTCTCCCGTCGTGGCGGCAGGCGCGCGGTCTCCTGTCGTGGCGGCAGGCGCGCGGTCTCCTGTCGTGGCTTGTGTGTCCTCCGAAGCCTTAGCGTTCTTCCAAATTTCCGCTTGGCGGTGGCGAGAAATAATGGTCATCGCATTGGCCATATTGCCGACGTACTCCACTCGACAACGCGGGGCCTTGTGTTTCTCGCTATCGATCTCGACGCATTCGGAGCGCAGGACGCCGATCACCCACCACAGTGCATCGCCGTCTTGCGACAGCAAACCCCAATTGCCGTTCCCGTCCAACAGCCCATGGAGACCGTATCCGCAAATGGCGGCGCCGTTCCAGTCGGGCGCTTCGACAATAGCACCAACTTCTGTTGGCCACTGAAAGCCGCCATACGCCTTACCGTCCTTGTCGGTAGTACGTATCATGTACGCGTCAGGCACGAATTCCTTTGACATGGAGGTCATCCTGTTTTCCGTTGTAAAAGAATGGTGCCGGTAGCAATCTCCGGCTTGCGGACGATAGGCGCGTGCCGGCGCCTAGTTTTACGCCCCACTCCCGCGTCAATTCGCGACCTTGGCTATGGTCGGTCATTCCGAAGAATGGGTTTTCCCCAGCGGCAACCTGTGGGGCCTCGTTCCGCTGATTACGTGGCTGCTACCCACGGACTATGGTTTTGGGGTCTAGGCGGCTTCCATGTAGAACGACATCCAGTGCTCAATGGCGTCTTTCGCACCCTTGAGCGTCAAGCCGGTGCCGCTGCGCAGTTCCTTAATGGCGGAAATCTTCTCACCACCAACCGCCAGCCGCTGCCATTCGTGGTCGTGCACCTTGGCCTCTTTGGCGGTCGACACCAGTTCGTACACGCCGAACTCCTGTCCGGTATTCATCTTGGCAAGCCGCGCGGCCTCGCGTTCCGCACTGGCGCGGTCAGCGTGAACATAAGGGCGCGTTGCTGGCTTCGGCTGGCCGTGTTCGATCAGGCAGACGATGGCTGGGGTGGAGGGGGCGACGAGTTCGATTTCGTGCTCATAGAAATCTTGGCCGGTCGTTGACCGGAACCGGTCGCACCACCTTGTCAGCGTAACCTGCGCGCCGATTTCAGTTGTGTGGCCAGACCCGCCGCCTTCACGGTAACCATCCTTCACAACCCTAACACGATCCCCAACCTTGAACTTTGGCTTGGTTTCACCGGTCTTGGGCGCACCATACTCGGCGCAGTCGGACGGCGGGGAGAATACGTCCGCAGTCGTCCATTCCTCGATGAGGTCGAGATTGCAGATATCACCCTTGATGAAGGAGCCGTCTTCGTTCCAGTCGTAGCCGGTGTACAGGTGTCTTGCGTCATAAAAACCGACCCAACCAGCCACCATCGGCCCCACCTTCCGGCCGTCGCGGGTCTTGTAGAACTTGCCAGCTTCGATGCGGAGCGGCGCAGCCAACTCAAGATATTCATGCGGATTGAGCAGCATCTGATCGATAACGCCGTGAGATGGGTGCTCCAGGTCGAAGTTGATGGTGCCGCTGTCGTGCACGCGGGTTACTGTGGCAAGTGCCCCAACCGGAGTGCCGACACAAAGGAGACGGGGATCAGTTACCCGCACCCTATCCCCAACCTTGAACTTGTGGGCGCTTTCCAAATCGCTTGGATTGCGCCAAATGGACCCGCCTTCCAGGTTTTGGTTATCGAGTCGAATCTTCAACGGGCGATAAGTATCGCCATCATTGACCACGATTTCACCAATGGCTCCCCGCACGCTCTCGTTGTCGTCGAATCTCTTAACTCGCACCCTATCCCCGACCTTAAACTCCGCTTCCATCACGCCGCTCCTCTTGGCTTGGCGGTTTCCAGTTTCTCTCTCTTCGTAAAGTCCACGCGCACCACGTTGCCGCCTTCCGGCTCGCGGTATTCGTCGTCTTCGATCGGCCGCAGCTCGCAGTCGTGGTACTTGGCAACCGCCAGCGAGGGTGACAGCCGCACATGCACAAGCGACCCCTCCAACCCGATGACCACTCCGAACACGTCGGTGTTCATGCGGTGCTCGACGACGTCGCCGTAGCCGAAGTACCAGTCGTCAATTTCGTTGTCTGGTTTGTTGCCGCCCGCACCGTCCTTGCGTCCGTCGCTCATTGGTCCGCTCCCGCGCCGCGCTTGAGCTCGTCGGCGCTAAAAACCTCATGCATCACCTTGCCCTTGGCTTCGAACTGCACTACATACGAGCCGTTCTTGGCGCTGGCTTCGCCGACAATGATGCCTGGTATTGTCACGCATTCCCCCAACGCGATTGGCTGCCGTTTCATTTATGCGGCTCCGTGAAGCGTAGGGATGCGCGGCAGCCGGATGGCGATCGGGTTGCTTTGGGTTGAGCAGCCGCCGTTGTTGGTGAAGTGCTTTACGATGGTGTCACTCCGCTCTTTGGCAGCAACAACAACGTCACTGGCACACTTGTAAGCCCACTGGAGACTAACCCCTAACCTGCTTGCTATTTCAGCAAACGAGACCCCATCGGCCCGCATGGCACGGGCGCGCTCTTGCACAGACATGTGTGATTTATCTCCTGATGGACGCTGTTTTCGCGTTGCCCGGTCGGGTTCAAATTCCCGATTCGTTAACTACACGCCCACATTAGGCGTTTTCGCCTAGCATGTCAACGGGGTTATGCTAAACCGCCTAGCCCGAAACATTTAGAAATCAATATTTAGGCTAAAACGCCTTGATTTCATAGGCGCTTTGGCATATATGCGGGCGGCATTGAAGCGGCGGAGTATTTGTATGCCAACGATTGCCGAGAAGATTAAAGAGTTGCGTTCCTCCCTCGGTTGGAGCACGACTCAACTCGCAAAGCATATTGGCGTGAATCAATCTACGGTTTCCAAATATGAGCTTGGCGTACAGGAACCAAAGACCGAGCCGAATCAGAAGCTTGCTGAGTTGGCTGGTATGACGCTGGGCCAATGGCTTGGCGTCGAGCCGCTGGCCGAGGATGCCAGGGCGCGAACCGTCGTCATCGTCGGCGAGCTACAGGCCGGCTATTGGCGGGAGGCGGTCGAATGGGATCATGATGCCCAATATCCGGTTTCCGTCTATCTGGATCCTGACACACCGAACTATCCCCTGCAGGGCTACATCGTCCGCGGCACGTCGATGAACAGGATTTATCCGGACGGCACGGTGGTTTTCGTCGCCTCGACGATCTCCAATGGCCTGCACCCCGAAGACGGGCAGTACGTGCTGGTGACCCGGCGGAACAAGGATGGCCTGTATGAGGCGTCGCTGAAAGAATACGTCGTCGAGCGTGACGGCACGATCAACCTCATGCCGCGCTCTTACGACCCGGAGCATCAGAAGCCGCTTGTCGTCGACGATGGCAACGCCGAAGAAGTCACCATTACTGGCGTCGTTATGGGCGCCTATCTTACGGCACCGCGACGTCGTTCGTAGCGGGGTACGGGTAGGCGGAACCGCCTTGACATTATAGGCGAAAACGCCTAGCAATGGAGTTATCCGAAAACAGGGTGACTCCTTTCATGTTTGTGGTGTTCGATCTCGACGGCACGCTGGCCGATATAAGCCATCGCACACACTTTGTTCGCGGCGCCGGCCGCGACTGGAAATCGTTCTTTGCTACCTGCGTCGACGACCTGCCGGTGCCGCATGTTGTCGCGTCGTTTAAGGCGCATCTTGCTGCTGGACATCGCGTCAGGATTTGGAGCGGCCGCAGCGATATAGTGCGCGCCGAGACTGAGCAGTGGCTGGCGTGCGAAGCCGACATCGATCCACTCCACCTCCAGCACATGCGCGCTGAGGGCGACAACACGCCTGACGTAGAGTTGAAGCGGTATTGGCTGAACCAAGAGTACGAGCGCCCCGATCTGGTCTACGATGACCGCCAGCGTGTGGTCGATATGTGGCGGGCCGAAGGCGTGCCGTGCTTTCAGGTGACGGCGAATTGGGAGGTCTCGAAGACGACAGCGCCGATTTGTAACCCTCTGCTGACGATTATGGTTGGGCCGAGTGGAGCCGGGAAGTCGGCTTGGCTTGAGAACAACGCCTCCGGCGAGGTCGTGTCGAGCGACGAGTTGCGTGCGGAGTACTGCGGCGACTTCCGCTCACAGGAACGCAACGACGACGTATTCGCGGCGCTACACCGCATTGCCAAGGCAAGGCTGGATAGCGGCCTGCCGGTAACAATTGACGCCACTAATTTGCGCCGCCGCGATCGACTGGCTTGTGTGGCTTTGGCTCCACAGGGAGCGGGCATGCGGTATGTCGTTATCGACAGGCCGCTTGAGGAGAAGTTGCGCGACGGCGGGTGGCGTAACGAAGTCAAGATTGGTGACAAAACGCTTGTTGAGGTTCACCACGAACGCATGCAGTCGGTGCTTAAGGACGTAATGGCTGGAGATGGCCTGCCGCAGGTTACGGTGGTGGATGCGCGGACGACGGAAGCGAGGATGGCGGCGTGAACCATCCATGGTGGCGACTTTTGTGGTGTCGCGTAGCGCATCGCAGAGTTCAGAGATTGCGCGGTGCCGGCGGCAAGACAATCGCATTCCGGTGCAATCCCTGTTCTCGACAGTTCTTTTGGTGAGCCGTATGACCCACTTCCATATCTCCCACATTAACGACGTCCTTCCGCACATCGAGGGCCGCAAGGACTTCGTGGTTGCCGACAAGGACGGTTACAGCGTTATCGACTACGTCTTTGCCGGCGAGGATACGTTCAAACATCCGGCGCGCGTCGAGTGCCGAGGCATCAAGTTTGCGCCGGACGGTTCGGTGCTAGCCAGGCCGCTGCACAAGTTCTTCAATGCCGGCGAGAAACCGGACACGCAGCCGGACAAGATCGATTTCAGCCAGCCGCACGTCATCATGGACAAGTTGGACGGCAGTATGATTCATCCGGCGATCGTCAATGGCGAAGTCGTGTTCATGACGCGCATGGGTCGTACGGATGTAGCGCGGAAGGCGGAGAGGCATTTGACCGATCGGCTGGCTTATATGTGCCGCCTTTTGTTGGAGGCATCGCACCCGGCTACACCTATCTTCGAGTGGACTGCTCCCGACAATCGGATCGTGGTCCGATACGAGGAATCGGCACTGACTCTTTTGGCCATTCGCCGGCACGATGACGGTTTCTACTATCCGCCATCAGTGTGCACCGATTGGGCCAAGGATATGCACCTTGGCTACGTCACCCACCACGTCCCGCGACACACCAACGCGGCTGACTTCCTCGCTTACGCGCGCTCAATTCAAGGCTCCGAGGGCTTCGTGGTACGGTTCGATAGTGGCTTGTGGGTGAAGGCCAAGGGTGACGATTACGTTCTCAAGCGCCGCGCCAAGGATTCCATTTTGCAGGAGAAGAACGTTCTTGCGCTCGTGTTGAGTGGCGAACTGGATGATGTTCTTTCGTTGTTGGACGAGCCTGACGCAAAGGCAGCGCGCGAGTATGCTGCGGCCATTGAGATGGGCCTGCACCAAACAGCACAAAACCTCGCTGCTTTTGTTGTCGCTAACGACAACCTTGCGCAGAAGGAGTTTGCAACGGTAGCAGTTCCGCGGCTTCCGGCCGAATTGAGGCCACTCGCATTTCGGGTCCGTCAGGGCAATTCGGCGCTTGCGGTGGTTCGTGAGCGGTTAGCCGCCAATACCAACAGCCAATCACAAGTCGACGCCAACCGTGCGTTGCACGGCGCAACATGGAGGATCGCATGACCGCCGCCAACTGCCCAACCATGCTCACCGCCCGCGAAGCAATCGCGGAGGGCTCGACGCCTGCTGTGTTCTTTTCAATCGCGAAGTTCAACGCAGCAATCGCGTTGCGAGAGCACAGCGACTATCATCGTGACATTGCGCGCCGCGCTCGAGAAGTTGGGCGCGAGATCGCGCGGATTACCGGAATGGATGTCGGCGGCAGGCGCTGGCGCGCGGCCAATGACAATCGCGGTCGGACGCGGAACAGGAAGGCGGCGTGATGGGCACCGAAGAGCTTGAGCGGGAACTGCGGGCCGGGCTGGAGGGCGTGACACCGGGGCCTTGGGTCCACTATTGCGCGCCCCTGCGCCACGGCATGAACGTCATCAACGAAATCCAATGCGGCGAGCGCGCGCCTGTTGTTAGTTGGTCCGGATTTGATGACAGCTTCCGATCAAAGGCGAGGCATAAGAAAAACGCCACCCACATAGCCCGCTGCTCTCCCGAGAACATCCGCGCCCTTCTCGACACCATCGCCTCGCTGCGCACCAAACTGGCCCATCTCCGTGAGATCGATTCCAGCGAACAGCCCCGGTACACCACAAAGCGGCTGCGCTATGAGATCGAAGAAGCGCGGAAGCGAGACCAGGCGGAAATCGCCTCGCTGCATGCAAAGGTGGCAGGTTTGGAGCAGCATATCCAGTTGCACGCGGGAGACGCGCAAAGTCTCAACAACGAAGTCGAGTTGTTCCGGCAGCACTGGAACGAAGCCGAAGCAGAAGCCGCCTCGCTGCGTGCAGACCTTGCCGAAGCGATGACGATGGTTAATGCGGCAACCGCGTGGTGGGAGGACAAGCGACCGCTAGATTGGGATGTGGCCAAACACATCGGATGCCCTGCGGTTAACTGCTCCGGTGTTGTGGAGGGCAATGTTGCTCGTGCTGCCGCCGAGTATTGGAGGAAGAAGACCGATGCTGACCGTTGACGCTCTTGCGCAGGAAATCCGTCGAGTTGACGGCTCTCATTCGCTTGCGGCCGGCGCGCTTGCCGAAGCACTGTTGCCCTTCATCTCCGCAGCCCTCGCCGCAGCACCACGGGAGGCGGTCGCTTGGGTCGACCCGAAAGACCTCGAATATCTGACACGGCGCAATGCCTACAACACACTCCTGTTCCGTGATGAGCAGGACGGGTATGTGCCTCTCTTCACCCACCCCGTACAGCAGGGGTGGCGGCTCGTGCCGGAAGAGCCGACAGAGGCAATGAAACGAGCAGGCGGTCTAGCCATCCTGCCCGACACCGCCTCTCTAATCGTCACAGGGAACGAGGCCGCTGACGCCTACCGCGCTATGCTTGCCGCCTCACCCAAGGAGGGCAACAGCAATGGCTGAGCGCACGTTAGCCGATGTCGTGACGACAATAGAATGTGGCGATTTCTACCGCGACTATGATCAGTCCGTGGCAGATTTGAAACTGCTGCGGGATGCCGCCTCCCTCCGCGAGCAGTTGGCGCGGGTGCAGCGTGATCTTGAAATAGCGAGCGAGGCAGTTGATCTGAACTACGGATATGCGCAGGGGCATCTAGCCCGTGCAGAGGCCGAGGTCGCGCGGATGCGGTCGGCGCTGGATTGGTACGCAAATCTCCCCAAAGGGTGGACTATCACGGCGGGCAGCCTCACCTATGGCGACTTGCATCTTTTGGGAGAAAAAGCCCGCGCCGCCCTCACCTCACCGGTTGGGGTAAGCGTGCGAGACGAAGCGCTGGAGGCTGATCCCCGGAACATCGACGCAGCGGGTCGATATCTGCGCGAGACCCTACAATCCAGCAAGAACCTTACGCCGTGGGACATCACGCCGAAGGCAACGAAGAAGAAGTGGCTAGCGTTGGCGGAAGGTGTCGCTCGCGCCCTTAAAGGGGGTGCGGGATGAGCAGGCTGACGGAGGCGCCCGCAATCGGCAGCAAGTGGCACAAGGTCAGCCCGACCGGCTTCTCTGCTGACGCCACGATTCGCGTCATGGGTGTCGTGGAAAACTACGTGGTTGCCCGACGCACAGGATGCGCGCCGTTTCTCGTCTCGTTAAGAGACTGGCCCAAACAGTTCACCCCCGCCGGCCGCGCAGTCCTCAAGGCTGGGAAGGAGGCGGGATGAAGGCGGATAATGATAACCTCGAGCGCGTCTACACGCTCGACGAGGCGGCCGAGGCGATGCGTATGACGCCGCGCGGAATTGCCAAGGAGGGCAAGCGACACGGCCTGTGTATGGTTTCCGGCCGCAAGATTCTATTTACTGCCGGCCAACTGGCGCAACTACGTGAGGCATTGGTATGGGACTCAAACTCCTCAAGCGCGGCAAGACCTGGTACATCCGCGGCACGGTACGCGGCAACAGCGTCTTCCAAACTACGGGAACTCGCGATAAGTCGCTCGCGGAAGCCATCCGTATCAAAACTGAAAAACGCCTCCTAGACGAGAGCGTCTACGGTAAAGCGTCGGTTGTCACGTTCCGCCAGGCCGTCGAGGATTATGCCGCAGCTGGCGGCTCTTTGCGTTTCCTTCTGGACGTCAAGGCGGATGGTTCGGAGGGCGGATTGGTGCCGCACTTCAATGAGACGCTGCTGTCGACGATCGGCCAAGTCGAATTGGACAAGGCAGCGCGCGATTTGCATCCTGCGGCGCAGCCCGAAACCCTCAACCGGCAGGTTTATACTCCCTTCATCGCCGTGTGGAACCACGCCTTTGCCGACGAGCCTAACATGGCGCGCAAGTGGAAGCGTCCGCGCAAGCCGAAGGGCACGAATGTCGTACGCCTGACGAAACGCCGCGCAGGCACGTTCCCTGTCGAGTATGAGCACGCCGCAAAGTTCGTTGCCGCGATGTCGCCCGCGCCGGCCATGATCATGACTGCGCTGTTCTACACAGGCATGCGGCCAATCGAACTATTTGCGCTCCTGGCCGACGAAGTGAATGTCAAGGGACGATGGATTACGCTCGAGAAGTCCAAGACCGGCGAGCCGCGCGGCATACCGATGCATGAATTTCTTGTGCCGCTGTTCGAGTCGCTGCTAAAGCGCAATGCGCTTGCTGAGGACGGTCGATTGTTCCGGGCACCACGCGGCGAGCCGTATCCGCCCGTCGAGGGCGGCGGCGGCGGGCTGAAGACAGCCATACAGGGCGCTCGCCGCAGAAGTGGAATTAAGGACGTGGCGCCCTACACCGGCCGCCACACGGCCTCGACGGGCCTGGTGATTGCCGGTGTTCACCCTCACATCAAGGATCAGATCCTCGGTCACGCCGCGGACGACATGTCCCGCCACTACACCAACGTGCCGCAGGCGCCACTCATCGAGGCGATCAACAAACTGCCGGTGCCGGCTGTCTGGCGGGCACTGCCTTGGTGGCAGGATCCGCTGGCGTGGTCGGGTAAGTTGGCGGAAGGGACCGGAAGACGGACGGATTTGGAGAAAAAGAACGCTAGTTGA